GCCTCGCACCGCGGCAAGGGCCTGCAGCGCCGGCTCATCACGGTGCGCGAGCGCAAGGCCCGCGCGCTCGGCATGCGCTGGCTCATCACCGACACCTTCGACAACCCGGCCAGCGGGAACAGCTTGACCCGCGCTGGCTTCCGTCTGTTCTCCCCCTCCAAGCCCTGGGCCGCGTCCGGGGCCCTGTACTGGCGAAAGCGCATCACATGAATCTCGACCACCTGATCCCTTTCGCCACTGAACGCCAGGTCGAACTGCTCGCCTCCGTCAAGGAGCACGGCAGCGCGCGCGCCGCGGCCGACCAGCTCGGGATCCACCACAGCGGCATCTCGCGCAACATCCAGTCGCTCGAGTCGCTGGCGGAGATCGCCGCGCGTCGCGGCAAGGCGCCCGGCCACTTCAACAGCGGCACGGCGCCCGGCTACCTGATGGGCAAGGTGACGGTCCAGCGCGATGACGCCGGCAAGGTCGAGCGCACGTGGGAGCGCCAGTCGCCCGACGCCGAGCGCCAGGCCGCGATGCTGCAGACGTTTGCGGCCACGCTGAGCGAGGGCGTCAAGGGCCTGGCGCCGATCTCCAAGGCGCCCGCCGGCCAGGCAAAAGACCTGCTGAGCGTCTACCCGTGGGGTGACCCGCATTTCGGCATGTACGCGTGGTGGCAGGACGCGGGCGCGGACTTCGACCTGAAGCTCGCGGAGAAGCTCACCTGCGATGCGGTTGATCGCCTCGTGGCGTCTGCCCCGGAAGGCTCGACCGGGCTGCTGCTCAACCTGGGGGACATGTTCCACGCGGACAACCAGAAGAACGTGACCCAGTCGGGCCACCAACTCGACGTGGACGGCCGCTGGCCACTCGTGCAGCAAGTCGGCCTGCGCGCCATGATCCACTGCATTCGCCGCATGCTGGAGAAGCACTCCACCGTGATCGTGCGCATCAACAAGGGCAACCACGATGGGCACTCATCCTATGCGCTGTCCCTGATGTTGTCGTGCTACTTCCACGAGGACCCGCGAGTCAAGGTGGACCTGTCGCCCTCGGTGTGCTGGTACTACCGCTTCGGCGCGGTGAACATCGGCTCGACCCACGGCGACACGATCAAGGGCAAGGACATGGGCGCCGTGATGGCGGCCGACAAGCCGAAGGAGTGGGGTGCGACCACGCACCGCTACTGGTACGTTGGCCACGTCCACCACAAGGATGTGAAGGAATACCCCGGCGTGATCGTCGAGTATGTCCGCACGCTCGCCGCGCGGGACGCATGGCACCAGGGCCAGGGCTACCGCGCCGGCCGCGACATGCAGCTGATCGTCCACCATCGCAAGTTCGGCGAGATCGAGCGCCACCGCTGCGACGTGGGCATGTTGTGAAGTCTCGCGCGCAGGCGCTGGCAGACGGCGAACCGTTCTACACCGGACGGCCCTGCCCGAAGGGGCACCCTGGCCTGCGCCGCGCCAGCTTCGGCACCTGTATCGCGTGCGAGAAGGCGATCTCCTCGTCGGTCGCGAAGAAGGAGTACGACCGGCGCCGCGTCAAGGCCAACGTCGAGAAGATCAGCAAGCAGGGCCGAGCGCGGTATCAAGCAAACGTCGAGGCGCGCAAAGCGGCAGCCGCGGAGTGGGCCTGTAACAATCGCAGCGCCAGGCGCTCGATCTCCAAGTCCTACAAGGCGCGGCGCCGGCAGCACGAGGAGGGCGGGGACTCCACCGCAGCGATCCACGCGTGGGAGCGGGCGCAGGAGAAGGTCTGCTATTGGTGCCGCAAACCGTGCGCGGTCGCGTACCACGTCGACCACTATTTCCCGCTCGCACGAGGCGGCACCCACGCGATCAGCAACCTAGTCATCTCGTGCCCGACGTGCAATATGCGCAAAGGTGCCAAGAACCCGCTCGATTTCGCCGCGCTGATCGGCCGCTGCGAGGCGTAGACTCTGCGGCATGAAAACCGCCGTCCTCACGCTACCCATCCTCCTGGCCGTCGCCGGCTGCGCCGCGCCACCGACCCGCGAAACACCGGGCGCGTTCGACGCCACGCGGTCCGGCCAGGTGCCCCCGCAGGTGGCGGCGCGGTTCGCCGACTGCGTGGCCGACGGGTTCCAGCGAGCGCACGGGATGCTCACGAACATCACCTCCGCGCAGGCGCGGCGCAGCGACGGCTACCGCGTCGAGGCGTCCACAGGGCACACGGTGCTGGTCAGCGTGGACGTTCTGGACTCGGGCGCCGCCAGCCTGCTCGAGTCGCACCTCGCCAAGTTCATCGACACGAGCGGCGAGCGCCGGGCCTTCTCCGATTGCCTCGTCCGGTTCGCCCCGTAGCGTTCGGTAGCACGCCCCTAAGTCGTTGATTTATAACAGGGCGGTCGGATTGCAAATCCGTCTAGCCCAGTTCGACTCTGGGTCGCGCCTCCAAAAACGCTAATGAAATCAACGACTTAGACGCCCCGCACAAACGGGGCGTTTTCATTTGCTTCGTTACGTCGAAGTAAACCGCGTGGCTGCTACCGTGATCTAGTAGCGTTGCTACCACGCAGCGGATCGATAAGTGCGTCTACTCGGGTTAGACTGCGCCCATGGGGATCAACGTACAGCGCCGTGGCGCGAAGTTCCAGCTGCGCGTCACGCACGCCCTGCTGGAGAAGCCGTTCTTCTACACCGCCGAGTCCGACGCCGACGCGCGCGGCTACGGCGACAAGTTGATGGCGCTGCTCGCGCGCGGCGTGGTGCCGTCCGAGCTCTTGGTGCCCGAGGCGCCAGGCCGGCGCACCGACCCGTTGCTGACCCAGGTCATCAGCGAGTACGAGCAACTCGCCCCCATCACGTCGTCCGACGCCGACCTGCTGCGCGTGGTGCGCGGCGAGGTGGCGCTGGTGCGCATCTCCGGGATCACGTTCCCCTGGGCCGAGGGCTACATCGCCGGCCTCCGCAAGCCCGAGCACCACCTCGCACCGTCCAGCATCCGCAAACGCGTGGGCGTCCTGTCGCGCGTGCTGCAGTGGCACCTCAACCGTGCCACGGCGGCCGGCGAGCGCGTGCCGGCCAATCCGTTCGACCTGCTACCCGACGGCTACAGCCTGTACACCAAGCCCGAGGCGGAGGTGCTGGCGGCGCAGGGCCTCGAGGTGAAGCGCGATCGGCAGCGCGACCACCGGCTCGACGCGGACGGCGAGGCACGGGTGCGGCGCGCGCTGGCCGGCGAGAAGCGGGAGGGGCGCGAGCGCGCGCTGGCGGTCGACCCCGAGTTCACGATGCTGTTCGACCTAATCGTGGACACCGGCCTGCGGCTGCGCGAGGCGTACCGGCTGCGGGCTGGCCAAGTCGATCTCGACAAGCGGGTCATCCACGTGGATGGCACGAAGGGGCACCGCGGCGTCATCAAGCCGCGCACCGTGCCGATGAAGCGCGTGCTGGTGGATCGGCTGCGACCGGCGATTGAGCGGGGCGGCCTGCTGTTCCCCACGCTGTGGAACGGCGAGAACGATGACCTGACGCTGAAGCAGACCACGGCGCGGCTGTCGCGGCGGTTCGCGGTGCTGTTCGACTTCGCCGGCCTGCCCGACTTCACCGAGCACGACCTGCGCCACGAGGCGACCTGCCGGTGGTTCGAGCTGCGCGATCCGCGCGGCATGTGGGTCTACGACGACATCGCCATCTGCCGCGTGATGGGCTGGACAAATACCAACCTGGCGCTGCGCTACGCCTCGCTGCGTGGCGAGGATCTCGCGGCGCGGCTGCCGGACTAGAGCACCCCGGCCTGCCGCGCCCACGCGGTGGCTTCATGCAGTCGGTGGCTCCACGGCGCAGCGTGCTCGACCCAGTGAGCATCCGACATCTCCCACTCAACCACGCGGTGCATCTCGGCCACGCGGCCGTCCGGGGCGAACCGGGCCGACACGCGTGTGTGCCGAAGGTGCCCGTCCAAGTTGAGGTGCTCCTCCATGACGCTGTCGCTCCACATGGTCAGTAGCCTCCGCGGCGCTTGCGCAGCGACCGCAGGTGTTCGGCCCGCGCCGCGGCGTCCAGCTTGGGCTGGTTCGCGGCTGTCTTCCGGGGCTGGAGCAAGTGCAGGGGGATCGGCACCCAGCGGAGATCGTTCACCGTCCGCTCCACCATGCGGACGGCAGCGTGGTTATTGGGTAGGAGCCGCACCTCGGTCACGCGCCACACGCGGCGCCCCGTCGTCTCGACCTCCATGCCGACCGACCACTCACCTCCCGTGAAGACCAGGGCGCACTCACGGTCGGGCGGGTCGATGCCGCTGATTTGGATCATGCGGGAATCTCCACCGTGCGGCCGAACTTGGCCATCACGAACGCGCGCATCGCGGCGACGAGCGGCGTGGGGCCGCAGACCGCGTGGTCCAGATCGATCGAAGGCTCGTCACCCCCGGTGAGTTCCGACCCGCGGAACCCCTCATCAATGCAGAGCCTGTAGCCGGCGATCCAGGCGCGGGATGACTTCCAGCCGCAGTCGCCATCGTGGTAGACCGCGATCTTCTCGCGCTCGATGATCGGGCCTCCGTCGGCCCAGTCGGAGGACGGGCGGAACGGCTGGCCGCGGAACCCGATGGTGTGCCGCTCGGACATCGTGCGCGGCGGGTGAAAGGTCGGCACGCCGAGGACATGCGCCACGGCCGCGTCGAGTTGGTCGCCGGTCAGCCCTGCGGTATCGCGTTGGATGACGGTCATGCGAGGCACGCCGGCAGCGCGTTGCGGCGCGAGCGCGCCGGCAGCGGCACGGCTCCCGCGACGGCGACCGGCTTGGCGGGGGTGCGCCGGATCAGGTTCTCGCGCGCCATCTCGTTGAGGCGCTCCACGAGGGCGTCCTCGGGGAACACCCAGGACTTGCCGATCTTGACGCCGGGCAGTTGGCCCGCGTTCGCCTTGATCTGCACCGTGGACGGCTCGCAGTCGAGGAGCTGCGCGACGGCAGCAGTGGAGAGGATTGTGGAAGACATGGCCGCATTCTGCTTCGTTATAACGAAGTCGTCAACGGAGAGTCTTGAGATATTTGCGCACGAACGGCCCCCACTCGTTCCACGTCTCCATCGTGCGCGGGCTGACCTTCGTGGGGATCACGTCGGCGTGTGCGGGGTACCTGCGACGGATGTGGCGCAGCACGTTGTGAAAGAGCATGTCGAGCCGCCAATCAGGCATGCCGAGCGCCTGCACGGCCGCGTCCCAACTGCCTGTCTCGGCCACCGAGATGATGGCCTCCGCGATGCGCTTGTCCTCTGCACGCTTGGCCGCGAGGCGCGCGTCGGTCTGCTCGCGTTCGAGCAGTTTGCCCACCTCGGTGCGCTTCCGCGTGACCTCCATCAGTTGACGTGTGAGGTCAGCGTATTCCTGCAGCAAATTGCGACCCACGTGGATGCCTTCTAATGCGAGTTGAGCGGCGGTCATTATCGTCAATCCAAGGGGGGAATCTTCTTGGCCATCGCGGGGCTGGGGTACGAGTCCTCCTCGGCGATCACCTCCCCGGCGGCGTTGATGAGCACGATGCGGCCCGTCATGTCGAGGCGGCGTCTCGCCAGTTCGCCAGAGGGCAGGAGGGCGAAGGACTCACCCGTCGTGTGGTCCTTCATGTTCTGCGCCTTGATACGACCCACGAGCAGGTCGGAGAGGGTGAGCGGGTCAATACCGCGTTTGCGGTAGATGCGTTGGCTCTCCTCCACGATGGCGAGCGCCAGCCTGAGGTTCGGGTTGGGCGCGGGCTGGCCAACCATCTGGTGTAGGTACTGCAGCGACGTACCGACCGCCTCGGCGAACGCCTCTTTCTCGTCAGGATCGAGCGCCCTCATAAAGCGTAGGAGCGGCGGTTCGTACATTTGCGCGGCGTTCGTCATGTGTTTACCCTCTGTTCTTTAGCGGACAGAGGTAACTCTAAAGACAATTAACGAACTCGTCACCCCCCAAACAGGTGGGATGCGGCCTTGTCCTACAAATGTCACGCTTTGCGGTAGCGCAGCCCCCGCCAGGAGTCCGGCGCCCGGATCGGCCAATCAGGCGCCCACCAGGGGCGAATCTCCACGATCCGCTCGAACTCCTCGTGGCTGCCAAACCCCTTGAGTATCTCGCAGACGACTTCGTCATAAGTGCGCATAACGGTGGTGTAGCCGGCTTTTCGCAAGCGCAAGACAGCTTCTTTTAAGATGTCTCGGCAAATTGCCTGGATCAGATTCTCAACGAGGCGACCGCCCCAGGTATCCATGCGGATCCAGCCCACCGGCCCGTTCTTCGGATTAGTGTTCTTGCCCTCGTAGGACATGCCGGCTTGGCCTTCCCACTTGCCGGCGCCCTCGCGCGCCGCGTGGTACTTGAGATATCGACCGCTCGGCAGCAGCGCCCAAATCACGTCGCCGTGGCGGGTATAGGAGAACCCGGTATAGGTATTGTCGAGCCGGTTGATTTTGAACTCGACACCCTCGTGGCGGATGGCGTTGAGGAACGCGCCTTCCACGCCGAACAGGAACGGCGTCTTGTCCCACTTGCTGCCGTGGCCGCGGATGGCGTTGGCCTTGCCCTGCGTCTGCCCACCCCACAGCCATTCGATGCTCGGACTCACGTTGCGCCAGTCGCGCACGTTCTGCGTCTTCTCCGCGTCGTTGCCCGGCATGCCGAACGCATTGGCCGAACCGAGGCCGCCCTGGAAGCCGAACGCCAGCTCGGCAATCTTGCCAGTCTTGCGCAGCGGGTGGTGCGTCTTGCCGGGGATCGCCGGATCCTGCTTCCACCACTCGGGCTGCTTGAGCTGCTCCGGGGTGTACCCCCGGTGGTACATGAAGTCCTCGAACGGGATCTTGAACATCGCCGCGGCCGACGCTTCGTAAATCTTGCCGTGGCCGTTGAACGTGTCGATGCGCCACTTCTCGCCCGACACCATCGCCATGGCCACAGCCTCGATGGAGTTGTAGTCGGACGAGATCAGGTCGTGCCCCGGCGCCGCGCAGAACAGGCCGCGCAGGCAGCCGGCGACGGCGTGCAGCGCATTGCCCACGCCCCACACCCGCTCCACCTCGGCCAAGCTGCGTTTCTTGAACAGCTCGAGCGCCTGCTCCGCGCACGCCAGGCTCCACTCGCCCGGCTTCGCGCCAGGGGCGAGCGGCGTGTTGCACGTCGGGCAGGAGAAGCGGCCGGCGAAGAACGTCCCGCACGCGCACTTGTGCGGCGCGGGGCCGTAGCTCGGCAGGTTGGCGGGCTGCGCGCCGACGCCGGTATCGCGCCCCGTGCGCGCCCCGTTGATGATGTAGAGGTCGCGGAGCCGGTTGTCGGGGCTCAGAGTGTTCTCGATCGCGAACACCTTCTTGACCGAGGCGCTGCCGGCCGCGGCGCGGATCTCCAGCACGCGGCGGCACTCGGGCGTCAGGTCGGTGCGCTCCAGCGCCTCGGTGACGTGCTCCTCGTCCAGCGACGCCATGTGGAGGCCGCGCGCGGCGAGCCACTCGGTGATCTTCTTGACCTGGCTGGACTTGAGGCCGCCCGTGATCTGCACGAGCTCGGCGTCGTAGCGCGCGAGGCACTGCCGCACGATCTCCGCGCAGTTGTCCAGCCCGACGCGGTCGACGTGCATACCGTGCGCGTTGCTCTCCTGGCCGAACTGCCACCACTCCAGCTCGTCCCCTTCCAGATCCGGGCAGCGACCGGACACCTCCGCCTCGGACTCGATGTCGCGCACGCAGTAGCGCACGAACGCCAGTGTGTCGGCGTAGTCCTTGGCCACCGTCTCAGCGGTGAGAGCGCCGGCCGTGGTGACGCGCCACAGGCCCGGCACGATCATCTCGACCGTCTGGTCCTTCTTGGCGCGCGGCGCCTTGGGCTGCGCGATGTCCTCCACGTGGTAGCCGTGCGGGATCCCGAGCTTGTCGTAGGCAGCGCGCGCCGCGGCCACGTCGGCCGACCACTGGAGCAGCACGCGCGTGCGCGGATCGCGCGCCGTCGGGTTGCGCGGCATGGTGAACTTGTCGATGAGCGCCTTGCCCGCTTCATCCTTCTGGATGTCGAGCTTCATCACGGCGCCCACCTCGTCCAGCTTGCCGGGGTAGGCGTAGGCCCGCGCCTTCGCCGCGCTGCAGCGCCACAGGTGGTCGGGCATCGCTGGCCAGCCGTACTTCTTGACCCCGACGTGAAGCCACATGCGCTGCTCGAACCCGGAGTTGTGCGCTTCGAGGATCCTGCCGGCGGCGATGTGCGCGGCCAGGTCGGCGGGGAACGGCTGCCCTTCGAGCCACACGCGCCAGCCGAGGCCGTCCTTCAGGTCGTAGGCCATCATCAGGATCGCCGCGCTCGGGTGGCGCGCGTAGAGATCCACCCCGACGATCTCCAGGCCCTTCTTCTGCTTCGACGCGCCCTCGGGCTTGAGCCACTTGCGCTGCTCGCCGTCCCACGTCCAGCCGGCCTCGGAGAACGCTTCCATGTCGCACTCGGCGTTCACCGTGGCGTAGGACGGCCCCACGCGCAGCACCGTGCCGCGCGGCAGCTTGTGCACCGGCACCGGCGCCGGCGGGGCAGCGGGCGAGATCCCGAACGCCGGCTTGCCGCAGCCGTGGGCGCACCCGAACAGGCAGTCCAGCGGCACGATGCCGTTGCCCTCGCGCGCACGCTTGCAGATCGGCTGGAGTGGTGCCTGCAGCCCGGGGATGTCCCGCGCGTCGATCGTCGGCACCGCCCGCGGGGCGGGTGGAGCGGCGGGGTACGGCACCACGACCTGCACGACGTGGACGCGGAGGCCCATCGAGCGTGCCGAGTCGATCATGTCGCGCGTGCCGGGGCTGCGGCCGTCCCACACCGCCACGAGGCCGTCGGAGGCGCGCGCCATCTCGGCGTTGCGCAGGTGCCCCGCGTGCTTGCCGTGCTTGTCCCAGTCGGCCGGGTGGCTCTCGACCGGGATGCCGCGCTCCGCCGCCCACCGCTCGCCGAGCTTGTCCACGCCGCGCGCGGCGCCGCTCACCACGACCGACGGGAACCAGGGACACGACGCCATCGCGGCGCGCACGTGCGCCAGGTCAGTGATGTCGCGGCTGCCGGCGATGATGGTGCGGAGGGGAGGGGGCGGGGCGGTCAGCATTGGGTGCGACGGGTGTGGTGCGCGAGAATGGCGGAGATGCTCTGTTTCACGCCTCCTCGGGCCGGGCGCGTTTTGATGGACGCCGCGTGGATTGCGTCGGCCAGTTCACCGCTGATGCCTGCGGAGTCCAAATTCCGACCGGGGGCGGCTATGACCACGGTGTCGAACACTTGGTTGCCGGCGGTGGACCGATAGCTAAAAATCGAGGGGCGTTGCATTGCGAACATCGCCTCGATCTGAAAGAGGCTCGGGTCGCGCTCGCCGAAGTAGAGGCCTGCGGTCATGAGAAAGAAATGCAGCGCACGGGACTTCGGATCACTCTCTGTGAGCGCGCGGCAGTAGTGCAGCGGAATCGGCGCGCCCCCGTCGTGGAGGTCGAGCATGTCGTCCTCCAGTTCATCCAGGCGGCGCCGAAGATCGGACAGCCACTCGATGCAGCCCTGCCGGATTTCATTGCTCGCAGCGTCCCGGCCCCTCAGAAAGTTGACGACCATGGTTGCGCGGTAAAACGGCTGGGTCATCCACGCGGTGACTAGCTCGAAGGCGAGCACAGGGGACAAACCGCAGCAGAAGTCGGCGATGACGACCGAAACGGGCCGGGTGTTAGGCCACGCGGCCATCGCTCCGGTGAGATCGCCGTCGATGGTCAGCTGCCCGTTGGCACGCAGATGACGCAGTGTCTCCGGGTCCCGCTCGACCGCGATCATGTTCACCGGGCGGAACCCCTTGGCGGCAGCGACGGCTACGTCTGCAGCCTCGCGCCCTGCGAGGAACAACACCAGCGAGTCCCGCGGGTTGTCCGTCACCTCACGCACGGCGTTCCACACGCGGCGGCGCCAGTTGTTCTTGTTGCCGTAGCGATACTCCATCGTGGCGCCCGCGCTCATCTCAAGCCGCCTTCTTGTCGCTGATCGACACGAACAGGTTGGTCAGCTCGTTGCGCAGCGAGGAGATGCTGCCGGTGATGCGCGTGGCGCGGACACCTGCCTCCTTCAGCAGACGCTCGCCGGCCTTGGACTGGCCGACCTGCATGACGAACACGCTGTGGCAGCTGGAGAGCTTCGACACCAAGCCGCCCGGCGTGCTCTCGGCGCCGGGGATCAGCACCAGGTCGAACACGTCGGCGAACTCCTTCTCAATCGTGGTCGACTGCGCGGGGAACAAGCCGATGATGCCCACGCGGGTCTTGGGCGCAGGCGTGGGATCTCGACCTGGCACGAGGCCCAGCGGCGCGGTCGATCTCGTGATGCGCGAGAGCGGGTCGGCCAGCGAGTCGATGCGCGCGTCGAAGGATTCCTGCAGCGCGTCCAGCTTGCCGAGGAACGTGGTCTTGATGCTCTCGATCGCGCGCAGCAGCAGGACGTTCTGGTCGGCCAGCTTCGTGGTCGCCGTCTCGATGCGCTCATGGTCGCCGACCGCGGCGGTGTGCAGGCGGCGGTTCTCGGCGTGCGCCGCGGCGACGGCCTCCATGACGTACTCGATGCCGAGAACCGTGGGGGCCTGCGTCACCGGAGGCAGCGCGGCCAGGGCGGCAGCGGCAGCCGCTTCGCCCTCGGCCTTCACGGCGGCGACCAGCGCGGCGCGCGCGGGCTCCGCTTCGTACAGCCGCATGGTGCCCTTGCCGAACGACACCTCGGCGGAGGGCTGCACGCCCGCGGCGGCCAGCAGCTCGGTGGCGCGCTTGTTGCCCATCGAGTGGGACTCGGCGAGCTTGGTCAGAGTTTCAAGTTGCATGGTTTGGCGTCAGTCGTTGAGGTCTTCGTGGACGATGTGCTCGGGCCAGGACAGGCCCTGCGGCGCGCGCTCGCACTGCCACACCCGGTAGGGGAACAGCAGCGTCTCGATGAGCGCGTCGATGACGAGGTACAAGGCGATTCCCGCCGCGCCGGCCGCCGCGACCACCAAGCTCGCCACGATCGCCACGAGGAGCGCGGGCAGCAGGCAGACGGACAGGAGCACTGCGAACTTCAGGTGGCGGGGCTTCATTCGGTGACTCCTTCGGAGATAAGCAGACGGCGCATCGCGGCGCCCACGTCGATGCCGCACACCGCCGCGGCGGCCAGCATGTTCGCCACCTCGAACGCGGTGAGGTCTGCGGCGCTGATGCGCGTTGCCTCGTCCGCGATCGGGTCGAGCGGGGTATCGCGGGCGATGGCCTGGCGGCAGATTGCAGCCAGGTCGTCCACGGCTTTGTGTGCGTCGTTGAGCATGTGTCCTAGTCCGTGTGGAAGATGCTGGTCGGTCGGTCGAACTTGACAAACGGTGCGGTCGTGAAGTCCGGGATGTGCGAAGCGGTGGAGCACTCGTCGCAGCGCAAGACGTAGTGCACCTGGCAGCCGGCGAGGGTGAGCGCGCCGATCTGCAGATACCAGTTCGTGCTGCGGCCGTTGGGCCGCACGCCGAGCGATTCCTCCGCGGTGCGCACCGCCTTGACCGTGCCGAAGACGGCGCGGTACTGGCGACCGTCGGGGGCGAAGAACCACCCGTCGGTCGTGACGAGGGCCTTCTGACCGATCTCGATGGTGGCGAGGGTCATCGGGTGTGAACCCAGCGGCCGGGGCAGTACCCGGCGTAGAAGACGGCGCCCACGAGGACCAGGGCGATGATGTCGAGGACGATCAAGACGGTTCCTTTAAACGAAGTGAGAGGCCCCAGCGTGGCGGCCTCGGGCGATCAGGCCATCAGCTGGTGCTGGCGGAGCTGCTCGTCGGTCCAGCCGTTGGCCTTGTAGGCCGCGTAGCTGACGCCGTTGGCGGCCGGCAGCATGACGGGGCCGACCGGGGCCACGGGAGCGAGCGGCGCGGAGGGAGCCATCGGCGCGCCCGGAGCGGCGAGCATGCCCGGCTGCGGCGTGACGACCGTTTGCGCGGGAGCGCCCGGAGCCGTCGTGCCGTAGTTGGCGGGTGCCGTGTTGGCCGCGGGAGCACCGCCACCGCCGAAGCCGACCTTGCTGGTGTCGGTCAGGGAGCGCAGTTCGATCACCGGGGTGGTGTCGTCCGTGTGGGCGACCACGTCATAGTTCATGTAGACGCCCGGGGACTTGGCCGGCGCGTTGTCCTTGACCAGCGCGAACACCTGGATCACGTGGCCCGGCTTGATGCGCTGCACGCCGTCACCGTACAGCAGGTTGCCCTCCTGCGTGCCGAACTTGTCGGTCAGGCGCGGGGCCTGCGCACGGCTGGAGAACCAGATCACCCAGCAGCCGCGGAAGCCTTCTTGGTCGCACGGCTTGTTGCCGCGGCTGTTCGGCGCGGTGCTGTCGCCGTCGGTGATCTTCCACGCGAAGCGGGCGGCGTTGTACTCGCCGTTCGGGTAGCCTTCCGTGGCCGCGAGCACGACCTGCTGGCCCCACGGGGTCTGCTTCCAGTCGGCGCCGACCTTGGGGATGGCGACCGCGAACGACCACTCGATCATCGGCTTGCCGTCGTCCTTGAACTTCGGCTTGTCGTTGTCATCCGTGACGGCCTTGGACTCGTACACGGAACCGCCGACGTAACGGCCGGGCGGGAAGAGAATTTGCTTTGCGCTCATAGTGCTTTGCGGTTGGTTGTGGTTAGGACAGACGAACTCTAGTGATATTTAACGAAGTCGTCAAGTTGTGATTTGAGCGATCCGTTGGCCTTGCAATTCCCGATACGACTCGTACAACTCGCAGCCGATGTACTGGCGGCCGTGCTTCAGCGCCACGCCGGCAACGGTGCCCGAGCCCATGAAGGGATCCAGCACGATGTCGCCAGGCCGCGAGCCCGAGAGCACGCACGGCTCGACTAGCGCCGCGGGGAACACTGCGAAGTGCGCGCCCTTGAAGCCGCCCGGGTTGACGCGCCACACGCTGCGGCGGTTGCCCATCGGGTGGTTCACCTTGGATAGGCCGCCGTGCTTGAGCTTGGGGTCGTCGGTGCCGCCGCGCATGTTGGTGCGATCGCGGGCCTTGCCCCAATCCTGCGCGGGCTCCTTCACGGCGTCAACGTCGAAGTAGTACGTGGGCGCCTTGGACAGTAGGAAAATCTGCTCGTGCGCCTTGGTGAAGCGGTCGCGCACCGACTCAGGCATGCAGCGCCCCTCGCGCGCGTCGCCGCTCTCCGCCTTGGCCCATATGATCTCTTGGCGCAGATACCAGCCGTCGGCGCGCAGGGCGAAGGCCAGCATCCAGGGGACGCCGATCAGATCCTTGACCTTGTACTCACCCCCGTGGAAGCGGTTCGACTTCGTGACTTGCTCGCCCGACCCGCGCATCGCGCCTGCGTTGGTCTGCGGGCCCTGGCCGCCGCGCGAAGCGTAGCTGTCTCCCATGTTCAGGAACACCACGCCGTCGTCGGCCAGCACGTCGCGCACCAGGCGGAACACTTCCACGAGGTTCTGCACGAACTCCTCGGGCGTCTCCTCCTTGCCCATCTCGTCGGCGCCGTCCCCGTAGGAGCGCAGGCCGAAGTATGGCGGGCTGGTGACGCAGACCTGGGCCTTCACGCCGAACGCCGCGAAGGTGCGCAGCGACTGGCGGCAATCTCCAAACAAAACAGTGTTCATTTGGCGCATCTCGGGAGGCAGTGCCAACGCGAATCGCCGCCCCACGAGGCGAGCGAGCCGCCCACCGCGCCGCAGTCCGCGCACGCGGGCGGGGCCGGCGGCTTGAATTGCTTGTCGAACGCCTCCAGCGCGCGGTCAGCCCAGCGGGCCGGCGCCGCGGCGTCCTTCGCGCCCTCCGAGCGCGCCACTGCGATGGCGACGCCGATCCAAAGTTGTTCTCGAGCGTTGCTCACAGCGGGCCGTCCACGTGGATGGTTGCCTTGACCCGCATCGCGTCGGGCCCGGGGAACGGGTCGGACAGCTTCGTCACGGACAGCTTGGTGTAGCGCGGCTCGATGTCGCACGAGCCGGCGAGCATCTTGGCGCGGCCCGACTCCACGGCGTCGAGCGCGTTGCGGATGATGGCGATGACCCGCGCCGTGGACGGGTCCAGCACGAACTTCTTCTTGCGGCTCATCGCGTCCTCCACAGCGGTGCGCTTTTGTCGATCTCGTGCCAGCCGACGCGCATCTCGATCTCGGTGGCGTGGTGGCTCATGCCTGAGAGGGAAAAGGTGGAGATGTACGCCTGGTTGCTCTCGATCATGTCGGCGATGTCGCGCAGCCGCTTGATGCATTGCGCGCTCGGATGGTCGTGCTTCGCGACCGGCAGCGCGTCGGCCGCAGCGAACGCTGCCTTGGCCGCGACGATCTGTTTCTCCAGATCGTCCTCGAGGATCTTGCGGGCGCGCTTCACCGTGTCCGGCGAGACGTGGTCCTCCGCGAAGGAGTTGTTGCGGTCGCGATGCGCGCTGAGCACCTGCTCCAGCGACTCGACGTTGCGCGCCAGGCGATTCAGTTCTTTCAGGCGGTCGGGGGTCATGCGGTCACCTCGTCCGGTGCGTCGATCGTGGTGGCCTCGGGGGCCTGCGGGGTGTCGGGCCGGCGGCGGAGCCAGTCCTGCGCGAAGTCCATCGTTCCGTCGCCGCGCGGCGGCGTGCGCACCGTGGCGCCGGTCACCGCCGCGTAGCTCTCGACGTACTCGCCTTTGCAGCGCCAGATGCGGCCGAACGTCGGGTCGTCGCCGACGTAGGCCAGCACCTCGACCACGAGGCCCTTGTTCGGGCTGTCGTCGCCCAGGGCGCCGCGGATCACGTCGGCGAGGCAGCCCTTCTCGATTGGTTTGTTCACTTCGTAAGTTCCTTCTTGAGTTGTTCGAGCACCTCGGGGTGCGCGTGGACGGTGTTCCCGATGTGGTAGAAGCTGCGCATCGGCCGCGTCACCTTGGCGCGGATGAGCCAGCGGTTCATGTAGCCGCCCGGCACGCGGGCTTCGACCGTCTCGACCATGTGCGGCGCTGGCATGAAGCGGATGCCCCACAGCGCGTCGAGCCGGGTCATTGCACGCCCCGCACGATGCTGGCCGGGACGCGGCACTCGGCGGCGAGCTGCGCGGCCTGGTGGCAGTCGACCAAGACGTGCCGGCGCAGCGAGCGGAGGAAAGCCTCGTGCGCCGCCTTGTCCAGCGCCACCATCCACGGTTCCTGATGCACTTGACGCTTGACGCGGGTCATGTGGCGGATCCTCCGAAAACGCGACGAGCCGTGGACCCGTCGTCTGCCGCCAGCTTCATTGCGCCGGGGCGGGTGGTTGAGAGAGCGGGCAGCAGGGCGGTGTTGAGCCCCGCCTCGATCGCCTGCTTGACGGTGATGGGCTTGGCCTTCTTCGCCAGGTTGAGCCCCAGGGCCGGGCCCATCGCCACGACCTGGTCGTCCGGCATGAGCCACACCGTGCGACCGCTGCCGGCCTTGAGCACGTGGTGCGGCAGGCGCTGGCCTTGCTCAATGAGGTACTTGGCCTGCGCCTCGAGCCCTGTCACGCGGGACTGCAGCAGACCGAGCTGGTGCTCCGCGAACCGCAGCTCGGTGCTCAGCGCCACGGGCGGCAGGTCCAGCGGCTGCGGATGGCTGCTGTACGACATGGCGATCTGCCCCGCGATCTGGTTGGTGGGGCAGCCGTTGCGCGCGCGGCAGTTGCGGCAGCCGTCCGGCGTGGCCACCGCGACCGGGTTGGGCATCAGTGCGGCCTCGACGGCGCTCGTCATGATGTTGACGAAGGCGCGCACGTCGGAGCCCATGAAGTTCCACTCGCGCACGGGCGACTTGCCGTAGGCGCGCGGCTGGATGATGACGTTGGAGCACGGCGTCATGGTGTCGATCACACCCTGCGTGTCCATCTCGCCGACCGTGTAGGCCACGAGCTGGTCGTTCTCGAACTCCTCGACGTAGCGGAAGCCGAACTTGAAGTCGATCACGACCAGCGTGCCGGTGCGCGGCGACCAGAAACGGATGTCGGGCGTCCCCCAGCACGACGCGTGGATCCGCGTGATGGCCACGGGTTGCTCCACCACGAGATCCGCGCGCGTGGCGCCGTGCTTGGCCAGCAGCTCGTCCACGGCGTCGACCGCGAGCTCCACGCCGTCCAGCATCTCGTCGGTGACGGGCGTGCCGGCCGGATCGAGCTCGCCCTCCATGTCGGCGAGCTGGACAACTGACGTGAGCGCCTGGGCCAGCACCCAGTGGGCGCAGGTGCCCTCGGCGCTGGACTCGTCGTCCTCCCAGGGGAGGTGCGGGAACGCCTCCTGCATGACGAGCGAGGCCGGGCAGATGCGGATGCGGTGCAGGCTGGAGGGGCTGACCCGGGCGTGGGCGGCGTCGACCATCTCAGGCCACCAGCGCCATGAGGTCAGCCTCGACTTGCGGCACGAGGTTCGGCGTCAGCACGAGCTGCGTCAGGTTCTGCACGCCGTGCCTCTTGACCACCTCGTCGCACTGCGCGTAGGTCAGCTTGCCCGAGGCGAAGTGCGGCCCGAGGCGGAACATCAGCGCACCCAGCGGGTTCGCCTCGACCGGAGGGGCAGGCGGCACGATGCCGGGGGCAGTCGGCGCGCTCGGGGCCTGCGGCGCGGCGGCCGTGTTGAGCGCCATGAGCTGGCGCAGCTCGGCCTCCACGGCGGCCTTGGTCGCACCGTCTAGGTTCTTGCGCACGCGCCACGCGCCGTCGGCGACCTTCACCTTGCTACTGGCGTGGATGCGCGCGTCCCAGGGCAAGCCGTGCTTGTCAACCTCCGCGCCTGCGACAGGGGGCGGCGGGGGCGCAGGTGCCGGCGGGGCAACCGCCGCGGAGCCGGTCGGCGCTGCAGGGGCCGGCGGAGCGGGCGGCGCGGCGAGGGTGGAAGAAGGCGCCGCGGGGGCAGTCGGTGCTTGCCCGACAGCCGCAATAGAGGGGGCAGGGGTGAATATCTCCGCCGTCGAGAGGCCGAAAGGGATGGCCACCGGGGCGGTCGCCGGCAGGTTCTGGTTACAGGCGGCGACCTCGTTGGTCCTCAGCAAAACATCTTGGCCCGTGCTCGGCAGGTCCGCGTGGGAGATCACCGTTTTGCCGGACACGGATCCGGCTTCGCTATTCACCGATTCCGTGCGTTTGTCGCACGTTTTCACAGGACCGGCGAGCCGTTTGAGGTGCTCCAAAAGCTCGTGTTCCGTGCCAAAGTTGTAGGTCAGTTGGATGGTGGTCATGTTCAAATGGTTTGGTGGTGTGGTTGACAGCAGGACTCACTTTACTCACAATAAACGAAGTCGTCAACGACATCGAACTTACAAAGACATGGCAATTCACAAGGCTCGCGCCTACCAGACCGATCTGATTCACCGCACCGAGCACGCGTGGCAATCCGGGCACAAGTTCAATCTCATCGTCATCGCAACGGGCGCGGGCAAGTCGTACACGGGTGCGTCCCTGGTCGAGCGCGGCGACGTTCCGACCGCCTGCCTCGCGCACCGTAACGAACTCGTTGGCCAGATGAGCTTGGCGCTGGGCCGCGAGGGCGTGCGCCACAGCGTGGTGGGCGCCAAGACCCTCGCCCCCGAGATCATCCGGCAGCACATGGACGAGTTCGGCCGCAGCTTCTACGACGCCAATAGCCCCTACTCGGTGTGCTCCGTGCAGACCCTGAGCCGCCTGCCCGACAGCGACCCGGTGTGGAAGCGTTGGAGGCGCTGGCTGTCCGACGAGGCGCATCACTTCGTCAGGGCCAACGCGTTCGGCAAGGTGCTGTCGCGCTTCCACCCCGACTGCACTGGGCTCGGCCTGACTGCCACGCCGTGCCGGGCTGACGGCCTGGGCCTCGGCGCGGAAGCCGACGGCGTGTTCAACCAGATGATCGAGGGCCCCGGCATGCGGTGGCTCATCGACAACGGCTACCTCACCGACTACCAGCCGTATTGCGCGCAGTCCGACTTCAACCGCGCAGCCATCCGCATCGGCGCCAGCGGCGAGCTCAACGTGGCGGAGGCCAAGAAGGCACGCAACGAGTCGCACATCACGGGCGACGCGGTCAAGCACTACCTCAAGCTGGCGTCCGGCAAGCTCAACGTGGTGTTCGACACCGACGTGGCCGCGGCGACCGCCACGGCTGCGGCTTTCCGCGCTGCCGGCGTGCCCGCCGAGATTCTCGTGGGCAACATGGACTCGGGCGTGCGCGCCCACACGCTGCGCCGCTTCAAGGCCCGCGAGATCCTCGTGCTGGTCACCGTCGACCTGGTGAGCGAAGGCTTCGACCTGCCGGCCATCGAGTGCGTGCAGTTCCTCTCCGCCACCGAGTCGTTCAGCAAGTTCGCTCAGCAGTTCGGCCGCGCGCTCCGCCTGATGCTCGACGCCGCGCTCATCCCGATGTGGGAGTTCTTCCCGCCGCAACGCCGCCTGGAACTGATCGCCGCAAGCCGCAAGCCGGTCGCGATCATCATCGACCACGTGGGTAACATCGTGCGCCACGGGCTGCCTGACGCCCCGCGCGAGTGGACGCTGGACGGCACGGGCGCCGCGGCCAAGGGCGTCGATCCCGATGCGATCCCGCTGCGCGCGTGCGCCTCGTGCGAGAAGCCATACGAGCGGTTCCACGTCGTGTGCCCGTACTGCAAGGCGGAGCCCGAAGTCACAAACCGCAGCGGCCCCAAGTTCGTGGACGGCGACCTCGTGCTCCTGAGCCCCGAGATCCTCGCCGAGCTGCGCGGCGAGAAGGAAAAGGTGGACGGCGCCGTGCACCTCCCGTTCGGCTCGAGCGGCATCGTCGGCATGTCCATCGCAAAGAACCACCGCCTCCGCCAAGAAGGCCAGAAGGGGCTCCGCTCCGAAATGGCCATCTGGATGGGGTGGCAGGCCCACCAGGGCCGCAACGCGCGTCAAGCGCAAAAGCTCTTTTACCTCGTCTACGGCATCGACTACCTCTCGGCGCAATCCCTGAGCGTGGCCGAAGCCGCCGCACTCCAAGCCCGCATCGAAGCGGATCTCTCCCACTCCAACGTGATCGCACAAGCAGCATGACAACTGACAACTGGAAGACCTCCCCACCCGCCGAGCCGGGCCTCTACATCGCGTCGGCCGCGCGCGCCGCCGGCTATGTCCGCTACTGGACGGGCCAGCACTGGACGGCGCCGCTGTCCGTGGCCGACCTGCACATGACCGATCGCATCCCCAACGCGGACGGCGTCAAGGCCGTCACCTACAACAACCGCGCGATCGTGTGGCTGGAGAAGGTGACGATCGACGGCAGCGGGTTCCTCTCGTGGGGCGGCCTGCAGGACGACTGCCCCGTGGCGCCCGACATGGTGCTGCGCTTCAAGATCCGGGCCGGTGCGGTCAGCGATCCGCAGCGCGGTGGCACGGTCAAACGCTGGAGCCATGACGGCAAGGGCGGCGACATCGTGGCCTACAAGGTGGGTGGCGACATCGTGCCGGCGGCTGCTGCCAACGAGCCCCACGTGCGGGCAACTCCGCTCCCCGCGGCTTGCGGCATCGGCGACATCAACAGCTCTGCCAAGGGCAGCGGCGCGCGCTTCAACGCGGGCAAGGCCGACCTGGCGCTGATCCCGCTGCGCCTGCTGGCCGACTCGTTCATCAGGGAGAAAGCGCAGAAGCCGGAACACCGCCGCGCCAGCGAGGCCCTGGGCGCCCTGGGCGCGTTCCAGCAGACGCACGACAAGGCGCACCTCTACGCCGCGCTGCGGATCCTCGGGCTCGAGAACTGGCAGAGCTGCGCCAAGGTGTTCGAGTACGGCAAGAAGAAGTACGCCGCGTGGAACTGGTCCAAGGGCATGCAGTGGTCCGTGGCCCTGGCCTGCGCCGCGCGCCACATCGTGTTCGGCATTCTGGCCGGCGAGGAGCGCGATGCGGAGAGCGGCGAGCTGCACGTCGGCCACGTCTTCTGCAACATCGTCATGCTGCTCACGTTCATCGAGACGTACGCCGAGGGCAACGACCTGCCGACGCAGTGGCTGGAGGCGGCATGAGCACGCTGGAGGCCCTCGGGCTTGCCAGCATCGCCCTGACCGTCGCGTGCACGTGGTGGGCGGTGCGCAGCGGCGCAGACCCCATCGCCGCCATCATCGAGGCGTGGGTGAACACGTGCATCGGGTTCGGCCTCAACTACTCAGCCAACCCGTTCCTCATCCCCCTCATGTCGCCGGGCGGCCACATGACCGCGGGGAGCAATTTCTGGGGCGGCTGCTGCTACACGGCCATCTCCGTGTTGCGCTCGTTCGGCATCCGCCTCGGCCTCGGCGCGAAGATCCAACGCCTCGCACACCGCATTAGTTTTTTGTTGACGACTTCGTTATAACGAAGTAAATTCTGCGACATCCCAACCGGAGCACCTCCTTGTTCAAACAGATCACCCTCTACCGCATCGCCCAGTGGCTGTGCCCGCCGCTCGATGAACTGGCCGAGCGCCTCGACGGCGCGCGCTTCGTTGAATGTGGCGCCTCGCAGCAAGAATCGTCCGGCTGGGTCGAGCCCCGCGGCGAGAAGAACGGCCCGCTGGCCGAGAGCGTCGGCATGCAGTGGATCCTCAAGCTGTGCACCGAGACGAAGACCGTGCCCGCCGGCACCGTGCAGACGCAGCTCGAGAAACGCCTCGACGCGATCGAGCAGGAAACCGGCCGCCGCCCCAAGGGCAAGCGCGCCAAGGAGCTGAAGGAGGAGGTCGTGCACGAGCTGCTGCCGCGCGCGTTCCCCAAGCGCGGCAGCACGCTCGTCTGGATCGATCGCGACGCGCGCCTCGTGGTCGTCGGCACGGCCAGCGCTAAGCAAGCCGACCGGATCGTCTCGCTGCTGACCGAGATCCTGGCCGGCGACATCCGCCTCGACATCGTGCAGACGCAGCTCTCGCCCGCCACCGCGATGGCGCACTGGCTATCCACGCAGGAGGCGCCGCGCGACTTCACCGTCGACCGCGAGTGCGAGCTGAAGCAGCCCGACAGCGAGAAGGCCGCCGTGCGCTACGCCCACCACACGCTGGAGATCGATGAGGTTGCCGAGCACATCAAGCAGGGCAAGCTCCCCGTCTCGCTGGCGCTGACGTGGGACAGCCGCGTGTCGTTCGTGCTGACCGAGCAGTTCGCGCTCAAGAAGATCAAGATGCTGGACATCGCGCTGGACGGCAAGGAAAGCGGCTTCGACGCCGACGTGGCCGTCGCGACCGGCGAACTCGGCGAGCTGATCCCCGCCCTGGTCGAAGCGCTCGGAGGCCCCCTTGCAGCTTGAACAGTGGGCCATCTGCCACGGCGTGAGTCACGCCGCGCTGCACGACCTCAAGATCAACGTGTTCCATCACGACACGATGGAGTTCGAGGCCAGCGCCGGCATGAGCGAGAACGCCGTGCAGCAGCGCGTGCGTCTCGAGGCCGCGCGCCTCGACATCCTGCTGTTCCGCAACAACGTGGGCGTGCTGCCGGACGACCGCGGCGTGCCGGTGCGCTACGGGCTGGCCAACGAGTCGCCCACGCAGAACAAGCGGCTCAAGTCCGCCGACCTGATCGGCCTGCGCAAGGTGCTCATCACGCCCGCGCACGTCGGCCACACCATCGGCCAGTTCGTCTCGCGCGAGGTCAAGGAGAGCGGATGGCGCTACACGGGCGTGGGCCGCGAGGCCGCGCAGCAGAAGTGGGTCGAGCTGATCTGCAAGTACGGCGGCGACGCCTGCTTTGCGGCTGCGGAGGGCACGCTGTGACCGGCACCCCCTACAAGATCGACCCGGACGCGCTGGTCAAGGACACCGCTGGCAACGTGACGATGGTGGTGCAGTCCACCGCTTATGCCTCGCTCGACTCGCTGCGCCGCGGCAAGGCAACCGTGGCCGACACCATCAACCTGGCGGTCGCCTACAACGTCACCCGCGCGCTGGCAACCGGCGTGGGCCACGGCCGGGAGCACCTCAACATCCTGGGCCCCTGGTACACGGCGATGCTGCACATCTCCGACCGCCTGCCGCCCACCGCGACCGAGCAGGAGCAGGGCGCGATTTGGGCGGGCCTGGCGCTGCACGACGCGCAGCTCGAGGTCGTGACGCTCGCCGAGATGACCGACACGCTCGACTCCATCAAGCCGTGGACGGACAACGGCCGCTTCATGCTGATGCCGCCCCCGCGCGCGCCGATGGGAGCCGCGGCATGATCGACTTCACCTCGACCCGCGCCGGCGCAAGCCCGCAAGACAAGGCGTGCGCTCAGTTCCTCGTGGCCATCATCGCCTACGCCATCCGGGACGCCAGCCAGCCGCTCACCGCCGAGGAGCGCCACCGCCAGGTCGTGTGCAAGCCGCACGCGCGCGAGGCCCTGTCGTTCCTGTTCGGCCCCGACCTGGCGTTCTCCGCCTACGCGCGCCTCATCGGTTCGTCGGCCGAGTCGATCCGCCGCGCGCTGCTGCAGCCGTCCAACTCCGTGGAGACGGGATGGATGCACTACCCCGACAAGCGGCGCCTCGCGCTGCACGCCCGCGCGGTGATGGAGAACCACGCTTGATACCCACCCCCACCTTCCGCTGGTACTGGCCTGACGGCCGCCAGCAATGGTTCATCAATCCCCGCACCCGCGCGGGTACCTGGAGAAACGTCAAATGAAGAAACCCCTGTCCCTGCTGCTCCTCGAGGCGCAGAACGAGATCACCGCGCTGCAGACCGCCAACGCGAAGCTGACGAAGGATCTCGCCGATACCGAGAGTCGGCGCAAGTACGCCTCCGACAACGCCGAGGCGGCTCGCGGCGTCGTGGAAGACCTGCACGCGATGCTCGACATGCTGCCGACCGCGCCGCCGCGCGAGCACAAGAAGAAGCCGGACGACTACAGCACCGTCACGCTCTCGCCGGCCGCGCGCCTGGTGGGCTACGTCGCGTCGAGGGCTGCATGACAAACCCCACTCTGCGATCCCTCGTTGGGCCGCACGTGCTCGATGCGGTGGACTTCTCTACCGAACGCGTCCCGACCTACGGTGGGTATTTCGAGAACGCGCAGCACTGCCGCTTCCGCCTCGACGGCATCGTCTACATCGCCGTGGAAGACCCGAGCGACGGCTACCGCTCGTCCATGGAGCACTTGCTCCTCGGCTCGGGCGAGATGACCAACGTGTTCCCGCCGCTGCAGGTCATCGCGCGGCACCGCACCGAGAGCGGGGAAGGCTGGGGCCATCAGACCGACGACGTGCTCGAACTGGTCGATGCCGTGACGGGCAAGGTCGTGCTGGAGGTCGGCACCGAAAACGAGGACGACTACTACCCGTGCTTCGTGGCGTCGTTCCACCCCGAGGCGATGGCGCACAACGTCGGGGTGCGGCAATGAAAGACACCCTCTGCTGGATCTTCGGGCTGCTCCTGCTCGTCGCCCTGATGTGGCTGTTTGCTGGCAACGGTCTCGCCATGCAGGCGTACTTCGCGCCGCGCCAGGAGGCCATCCGCCGCACGACGTTCGAGCAGTCCAAGGCGTACCGCGACGGCATGGCGCAGGAGCTGCGAGGCATGCAGTTCGCCTACGTGCAGGCCGACGACGCGCACAAGGCTGCCATCGCCGACCTGATCCGCCACCGCGTTGCGGGCTTCCCGCGCGACGCACTCCCCTCCGACCTTTCCACCTTCATCGACACCCTGCAATGAAAACCTTCCTCATCCTCATCCTCCTGTCCCTCCTCGCCGCGTGCGGGGGCGCCGAGTCGTCCGACACGGTGCAAGCCGCGCAGCAAGAGGCCATCTTGGCCGAGGGCACCAGCCAAGTCGGCATGCCCGCCATCAAGAACTTCCGCGAGCGCAAGTTGCTGAAGGACATCATCGAGCTGCGCGACCAGACCGGCGTGGTGACCTACACGTACATCGTGGCGGAGAACACCGGCAAGCTGATTTTCCTGTGCGACTCCATCGGCTACGGCATCCCGGCGGCCACGCAGTTCACCAACCCATCCAAGATCGCCGCGAGCTTCCAGGCAGGCTATGCCATCCTGCCGCAGGCCGACCCCAACGGCCTGTTCTCGCCGTCCAGCGCCGAAGGCACGTGGGTGATGTGCGCCGACGCCGCGAGCAAGACCACGCGGCCGGTCTACATCGAACCGCGCGTGATCGTCTCGCCGTTCAAGATGGGCGGTGCGCAATGAGCGAGATCCGCAAGGCTCACGCCTACCGACGCCACGACGGCGCACCGCGGCAGATCGCCCAGGGCGGTATGCAGCGCATCCTGCAGGACGCCGTCGAGCGCCTGGCGCGCGACCCCAAGGGCCGCGTCGTCGTGATCGTCAACGGCGTGACCGAGACGCGCGCGATGGCCTACTTCGACGAGACGACGCACCGCCGCGTGCCGGTCACCGCGGCCGGCGAGCGCGTGGAGTACCACATCGACGGCACGACCCACGTGGTGGCAGCATGAGCACACCTTACGACGGCCTGATCGTCCGGCTGAACCGCATCGCCGACGAAGCGATCAACTTTTGGGGTTCGCTGACGCAAGGCGCGGCCATCCGCGAGGTGGCCGCGGGGCTCAAAGCGAGCGCGGCCGAGACGCAAAAGTACATCGGTGAGCTGCAGGGCAAGCACGACGCCCTGCTCTCGACGCTCGCCCACCAGTCCAACGAGATCGCCGCGCGCGACCGCGCTATCGAGAAGCTCGCCGCGGAGCGCGTGGAGCTGCACCTTGGGCTGCAGGACGCGTGGCCCTACGTGCATAGCTGGAGCACCATCTCCTCCATCAAGGATCGCCTCGCCGGTCTGCTGCGCAAGCACGGGGCGTTCGATCCGTTCGATCCGCCGCCCCCGCTCGGCTTGCGCCCGAAGTTCGTCTACGAGGAGATGGATCCGCCGGGCTCGCCGCACGACCGCGCCGTCGAGATCGGATCGGCCATGGCTCGCTACGCGCATGTCGGCGCGGCTGTGCCGTTCGGGTGGGTGACGGAGCTGCTGCAGCGTATCGCCGAGATCAAGCCCAAGCCCTCCGAGATCAACATGACCATCAACGTGGACATGAGCGCGGTGCGCGCCGAGGTCGCGGTGATGGCTGCGGATCTCAAGCTGGCGTCCGAGGCGCTGGCGCGGGTTGGGGGCGTGCGATGAGCGGCGTCATCGACATGGTGCTGCACTGTCCCGCCTGCGGCCTGCAGCACATCGACGCGCCGGAGGTGAGCCAGCATCACGAGATGTGCACGGCGCCCGAGTTCGCACCGTGGGACAACCCACCGCACCGCTCGCACCTCTGCGCCGGCTGCGGGCACGTCTGGCGGCCGGCGGACGTGGCGACCAACGGCGTGCAGGCGGTCAAGACCGCGGGCAAGGATGACTCCGCGCGAATCAGCCCGGCGCGTCTCAGCGCGCAGCATTGGCAGCACTTCCACGACATGAACGCCACGATCCGTCGCCAGCGCGCGGCGAACCGGGATCTGCAGCGCCGAATCGACGCGTTCTACAGCACTGACGAGTCTGCAAAATGAGCCCCGACACCACCAACGAACTGGCGCAAGACGCCACGAACGCCATCGAGACGATGCGCGCCGAGATGCTGAACATGCGGGTCGAGCTGGACGCGCTGCACCGCGGCGAGCCCGCCACTGGCAGCTGGGTTGCGGCCGAGGACGTGCAGCGCATGGCGCGCGAGCTGGACGTGGCCATGAACGGCGAGGAGGGCGCAGCGAAGACGCCCGCGCTGTGCGACGTGGTGGCGCAGGCCAAGACCCAGCTCCGCAAGACGGCGCCGGTCCAAGGCTACGCCGCGGGCATCCCGTGGGAGATGCACCTTGAAGCCTACGCGGCGTACAGCAAGAAGTGGAGCCCGCAACCGGCGCTGATCGAGGGTTGGTGCCGCGGCGGGTTCCACACGGGTGAGCTGGACGAGTTCATCCCGGGTTGGCGCGACCGCCTCGGCGTGCTGGCCGCGCAGCGCGAGCGGATCGTCGAGCTGGAGCAGGCCCTGGTCTGGATCAGCGTGGAGGAGCGCATGCCGCCGAACAAGCAGTTCGTGCTGGTCAAGTGCCCGAGCGGCTACACGACCACGCCGTTCGTCTACACCACCGCGCGCCGCGACCGCGAATACCGGCCGGGCCGCTGGATCGACCACGCCAACGACGGCCTCAGCGATTGGGGCATGGAACCGACGCACTGGAGGGCGCTGCCGTGCTGAACACCACCGTCCTCGCGCGCTGCACGCTCTGCCTCCGCGCCACCTTCGACCAGCACACGGTCGGTCAGCCGTGCCTCATGCCGCAGCCGGACAGCTCGCGGTGCAAGGGCTCGTTCTCCACCATCGCGGCGCTCGGGCGGGCGCGGTATGCGTCGGGCGACCTCGTGACGCCGGGGGAGAACTACGTCGTGACGGCCGGCGTGGCGCCGTTCACCGGCCGGGGCGAGCCTACGCCCGCGCGCAGGCCCATCGCGTGGCTGACCGAGCCCAACGCGCTGTCGCACCGGCTCATGACCCGCAAGCTCTCGTTCCACCAACCCCACGCGCGTGACGATTGGACGGTCACGCCGCTCTACAAGGACTGAAGCATGAACGAAACCATGAGCCGCAGCGACGGCGTGCAGTTCACCGTCGGCGAGATCGTGGACTGGCAGGACTCGCCGGGCCGCTGGCACGCCGGCTACAAGATCGAGAAGTTCGTCAAGAGCGAGCGGCGGCTGTCGTACTTGGTGGATCTGCGCAAGGACGACGAGTGCGAGTACCGCCTTCCGATCAAGCGCATCCGCAAGCCGATCAAGGCCCCGCCGCCGCCGCGCGTGAAGGATGCCAGTTTCTCGGCGTTCCTCACGTGGGCGGGAGCGCAAGGCCACGACATCGCCAACGCGTGGTGCGACGCGGCGTGCCGATGGGTGCCGCTGAGCCCGGCCACGGCCGAACTGTGGGCCGAGTGGAACAGCCCCGCGCCCGCTCTCCTGCCCCCCGGCGCGCGTCTCCGCGTCAGGGCCGGCCTCATCCACGCGGGTGACTACGTCTCGGCCGAACGCGACATCGTCACCCGCAACGACTTCGACGCCCTGGTGGCGGAGATGGTCGAGAAAGCCAGGACATGACCGAACGCCACATCGCGCTCCGCGAGGCCGCAACCTGGGCCGCCGCGGAGCCGTACTTCGACCACCGCCCCGCGCTGGACTCGGTGACCTGCCGCCGCGTGTTCGACGCCGCGTTCGCGCGCGGCTACGACGCCACCCATCCGCCGGCCGGCATCGACGTGGCCGACCTGCGCAATGCGGGCATGGAGGTCTTCGGCGATAGCGGCCCGGTGGCGGTGAGCGTCCTCGAGTGGTTGTGCGCCGAGCTGCAGGCCCGTCTCGATCGGGGCCAGCGATGAGCCGCGCCACGCTCTACACGCTCACCAAGAGCGACATCAACGTGCGGCCGGGCCAGTACCAGATCGTGGTCGCGGACGCCGCGGCGTTGACGCTCGCGTACCGCGTGCTCGACATCCGCCAGTACCGCGACCGCGCCGGCAACGACAGCTTCTTCGCCGTGGACGACGAGGTGCAGCGCATCGCCGACATCCTGTTCGATGCGGAGCGGCGCAAGCTGCAGGACGAGCGCTACTGGCAGGAGCAGCAGACGAACGCGCTGCGCGACCGGATCGACGCGTTCAACGCGCGGCCGTGGTGGCGCCGGCTGGGGAGGAGGGCATGACGGTCTACGTCGATGACATGCGCGCCAACTTCGGGCGGATGGTGATGTGCCACATGCTGGCCGACTCCGACGAGGAGCTGCTGGCGATGGCCGACAAGATCGGCGTGCAGCGCAAGTGGCACCAGCACCCGGGCACGTCCAAGAGCCACTTCGACATCGCCCTGTCCAAGCGCGCGCTGGCCGTCGCGCACGGCGCGGTGGAGATCACGTGGCGCGAGGCCGGCGCGATGACGCGGGCCCGACGAGCAGCACCACTCTGATCCAGGCCCGCCGCGTGCGGGCCTTTTTACTTCCGCGCGTTGCTGGCCTACACTACGCATATTTAACGAACAGGATAACCAACCCGTGACCAAGATGACCGCCGAAGCCCGCACCGAGCATCTGCTCGACGTTGCGGTCGACCTGGCCGAGGAAATCGGCTTCGACAATCTCACCCGTGACGGCATCGCCACGGCTGCCGGCGTCTCGTTCTGCCTCGTCACGTTCCGCCTCGGCCACACCGCCGAACTGCGCCGCAACGTGATGCGCCGCGCCGTCAAGCGCCAGTCGCTCGCCGTGATCGCGCAGGGCCTCGCCCGCAACGACAAGGTGGCTGCCAAGGCCAGCACTGACCTCAAGCAGCGCGCCGCGGCGTGGCTCGCGCAGCGGTAATGCGCGTCCTCAGTATCTGCACGGGCATGGGCCTGTTGGACAAGGCGTTCATGGACGCCGGGTTCGACATCATCCCTGGCTGCGAGATCGACGCTGAAAAGCGCGCCATGTATGGCGCGCTTTGTCACCCCGCGCACCCGGCCGAACTGGATGTCCACCTCGTGCGGGATCTGGCCAACCTCCCCGATGTCGTGCGGGGGCACCACTTCCAAGGCATCATCGGCGGCCCGTCCTGCCAAGCCCACAGCAAACTGCGCGCGATGCGCAAGCCCAAGTTCCCCGACCTGACGCCGCTGGTGCTGGACGTGCTCGCCGCAGCCACCTACGACTGGTTCATGTTCGAGAACGTGGTGCCGATTGCGATCCCCGGCGCCGTCCACACGCGCTGCAACGCCATGCACTTCTACCAGCCGCATCAATCCCGTGCGCGCTGGTTCACCCACTCGCCCAACATCACGCCGCCGCAGCCCGTCTTCAAGGGCAGCGTGGACGACCTGATGGCCTACCCCGTCGTGGCTGCTCGAATCTACGGGCCGAAGCGCGGCGCACGCCTGCAGGGCTACCCGCCCGCATCCAAGTTGAAGTTCCCCTGCGTGCAGCTCCAGCACGGCCTGGCCGACGCGGTGCCGTACCCGCTCGCGCTGGCGTGGGCCCAATCTATCGCTGCTGCTTGAGTGAAGCACTTCGTTAAAACGAACCATATGAAATACACGTGCCGAACCTGCGGCGACACCAAACCTCTGTCGGAGTTCAAGCCGAACCCGACAGCGAAACGAGGCCATGCGTGCGATTGCAAGGCGTGTGCCGCCTCGCGTAGCGCCAGGCGGTGGGCTGAGATGGATCCCGCGGCCAAGGCCAGCAAGCACGAGCGGATGAACGCGCGCTACCACGAGGTGCGCGAATCCGGCATGCAAGAGGACAAGTTCGCTGCGGCTTGCGCCGCCCGCATGGCCGCCCGTCGCGTGGTGCGCGCGACCTGCTTCTGGCACCTGGTCGCCCTGATCTACCTCGGCCCGTTGGAGGCCGCCCTGCGTGCTCAAGATGAAGCGAAGCGCATTGCCGCTCAGGAGCGGGCGCGCGCGTGGTATGTCGAGAACCCCGAGCGCGCCGCCGCGACGATGCGGGCCTACCGCGCGCAGAACCGCCACCTCTGCCGCGCATGGGGTCGCAAATACGACGCTGCGAAGCTCAACGCTGTGCCGTCATGGGCCGATCCCGACGCCATCGCGCGCACCTACCTCCTCGCGGAGATGCTGACGGACGCCACGGGTGAGCCCTGGCACGTCGATCACCGCGTTCCGCTGCAGAGCCCCCTCGTGTGTGGTCTGCACTGTGAGGCCAACCTGCAACCGATCCCCGCAAAGATGAACCTGGCCAAGAGCAATCGCTTCTGGCCCGACATGCCATGACCAACCCCTACGCATTCCTCGAACGCTACCCGCAGTGGACGCCCACCGCGGTGACGCCTGACCCGGAGCATCCGGGCAAGCTCAAGAAGGTGACGGTCAACCGCGCAGGCCACCACGTGTCTGCGGTGGACCCGGCCAACTGGATGACGCGCGCCGAGGCCATCGCCTGCGGCCAAGCGCACCACAGCTTCGTGCTGCACACGATCCCCGGCTCGCAAACCGCGGTGATCTGCTTCGACTTCGACAACTGCTTCGAGGCCGACCGCAAGCCCAACCAGACGCTGCAAGACATCATGGCGCAGCTCGGCGACAACGTGCTGTGGGAGGTGTCCGTCAGCGGCAACGGCGTGCACGGCTGGTGCTGGGGCATCGTGCCGCCGCACAGCATGAAGAACACGCCGCTTCACATCGAGGCGTACAGCGACAAGAGACACATCGTGACCGGCACCTACTGGTTCGGCTCGATGGAGCAGCCCTGCCTCGGCATCGCCGCGGTGCTGGCGCGCTACTTCCCGGTCGCTGCAGGCAGCGGCGACGTGTCGTGGGACGAGGACTACCGGCACCCCGACTGGGTCGGGCCGGCGCTGTCCGACGAGGAGGTGGTCCGCCTGTGCTCCAACATCAAGTCCACCGGCCGCATCTTCGGCAGCAAGGCCACCTTTCAGGAGCTGATGGAGGGCGACCCCGACACGATGGCGCGCTACTACCCGAGCACGACGGACGTGTTCGACCGCAGCAGCGCCGACCTGGCGCTGTTCTCCGACCTCGCGTGGGCCACCGGCCACAACGCCGCGCAGATGGTGCGTGTCGCCCACACGTCGGGCTTGGCGCGCGAGAAGTGGGACCGCGACGACTACATCAAGGGCACCGTGGCGCGCGGCACCGCCGGCTCGGGCTGCTACAAGGCCAAGCCGAGCGCTGCGGTAGACCGCGCGGCCGCGCTTGGATTGCATGGTGCGGCCGCGCCTGCCGAGAGCGCGGCCGCACCTGGTGGGCCGGTGCCGGGTAGCTACAAGCCTGAGGCCAAGGCCAATGCGGGGCGGACGTTCGTCTCGCGGGAGGACCAGATCCGCCTGTTCCAAGGGTGCGTCTACGTGACCGACCTGCACAAGGTGCTGATCGCCAACGGCCAGATGCTGCGGCCGGATCAGTTCCGTACGCTGTTCGGCGGCTATGCGTTCCTGCTGGGTGGCGCCAAGGCCAAGACCACCAACAGCGCGTGGGAGGCGTTCACCGAGAACCAAGACGTGGAGTTCCCGCGCGCCGACACCACGACGTTCCGCCCCGAGTTCCCGTTCGGGCACATCGTGATGGAAGGCCGGCGCCGCGCGGTCAACGTCTACATGCCGCCCAACGTGCGCATGGTCGACGGTGACGCCACGCCGTTCCTCGACCACCTCAAGCGCGTGCTGCCCAACGGCGACGACGCCACGATCCTGCTGTCCTACCTGGCCGCCTGTGTCCAATACCCCGGCCGCAAATTCCCCTGGTGCCCCGTGCTGCAAGGCGTCGAGGGCAACGGCAAGACGTTCTTCTCGACCGTCACCGCCTACGCCGTGGGCGACGAATACACCCACTGGCCGCGGGCCTCGAAGCTGGGCAAGCAGTTCAACGCGTGGATGGTGAACAAGGTGCTCTATTGCGTCGAGGACATCTACACGCCAGGGCAGAGCGGCGAGGCGGTGCTCGAGGAGATGAAGCCGATGGTGACCGGCGGTCGCGGCCTGGAGATCGAGGGCAAGGGCGTCGACCAATACAGCGCCAACATCTGCGGCAACTTCATCATCAACACGAACCACAAGGACGGCATCCGCAAAACGCTCAACGATCGCCGCTATGGGATGCTGTTCTGCGCGCAGCAGGACGAGGCCAGCCTCAACCTGGCGTTCGGGCCCGACGTGTCCGCCTACATGCGCCGCCTCTACGAGTGGCTCGACCGGGAAGACGGGAAGGCCATCTGCGCCTACTACCTCGCCCACTACGAGATCCCCGAGCGCTTCGACCCGACCCGTGGCGCCCAACGCGCGCCGAGATCGTCCAGCTATCAAGACGCCGTGGACAACGGGCGAGGCATCGTGGAGCAGCTCGTGCTCGAGGCCGTGGAGGAGGGCAAGATGGGCTTCCGCGGCGACTGGGTCAGCAGCACCTACCTGAAGGGTCTGCTCGAGGACAGCGGGCACGGCAGGTTCATGTCGCCGATCCGCCGCAAGCAGATGATGAAGACCATCGGCTGGGTGCCGCACCCGGCGCTGGAGCATGGCCGCACGCACAACGCCGTCGCCGTGCCGGATGGCGGGCGGCCGATCCTGTACGTGAAGCCGGGCTCGGCCAACGCGCTGATGACCACGCCTGCGGAGATCGCGAAGGCGTACGCGGGGTGCCAGGTCTAGCGAAACACCCCGGTCGTACTCCAGTCCAGCCGCTCCGATCTCCAAATTGCCGCTTACGAGCGGCTTTTTCACGCCCGGCTCAAACTTTCTAGAGGGGTGGCAATTTGCCGTGACCCTCCGCAATTTGCCGACGACCACGCGGAGCGAGTGGAGTGCCGAGTGGAGTAGATTCACAATTTGCGGCAATTTGTAAGTCCTTGATTTGCAAGGCTTAACTCCCTCTCTACTCCACTACTCCACTCTACTCTATATATATAGAGAGAGGAGGAGAGAGAAGGGCTGTAGAGGGATCCCAGGGCTTTGTGGTGTGTGCGGCAATTGCCGACGGCTGTCCCGGGAAAACTCCGAAAAACGTGGAGTGGAGTGGAGTAGTGGAGTAAACGTTCGATCAGGGTAGGTAGCGGCCGATTCGTTTGCTGGCATTGCGCCGGCTTGGCCTGCGAAGCTGACCGCGTGGTCAACCTGCGTTGCTTGCGACGAGCGCCACAAGCGGGAAGGCCCCGATGATCGCTGTTCGATGCAACGAAGTCAACGGGCCCCTTGGAATTTCTAGTGCCTATCGTTTGCCTCCAGGAAAAATCCTAAGCACCCCCTTGCGAATGCCGACCCCTGTGGCGCCCGGACACCCCTCTGCGCCAGGCCGATCCGTGCGTTTGATGTGACTGCCTAGGCATGGATCGCCTGCGCGCCGCGGATCGCGCCGGGCTACCGACCCCTTGCCTAGGTGCCGATCGCCTCGTTTTGGGCCTGTTCCGCCCCGGCGCGAGGTATGAACGCTGGCCCCGCTGCACCCCATTCGACCCGCCCGGCCACGTACGCCCCGCGGATCCGGGTGCACGCCCCGCCATCGCGGTCCGTGGCGTAGACCGTCAGCGGTTTTCCGTGGGCGACAACGGGGCAGGCTTGGATCAGCGCGCCGCGCGCGCCGCTGTAGCTGGTGAAGTGCGTTGCACCGTTCGGCGCGTGCTGCGCGCTCGCTGGATCGTGCGGAAATCTCTTGCCCATCTCGTGCTCCAAAGCAAAAAGGGCCCGCACTGCGTGAACAGTGCGGGCCCCTAGGCGTTTCGGTTTATGCGGTCCCGGTGGACCGTTCGGATTGGATGGCGCGGCTAGTCTATGCCGCAGGCGTGCAGAAACGAAGTCTTTTCGATGCTTGCGACGCGCGCGAAGTCCCGCGCGATGTCCTCTGCGGCCTGCGCGCGCGTCAGGCATGCGGCCTGGTGCGCGTCATCGTTGGTTGCCTGCGCGCCTTGCAGCGCGCCGCCACGAGTGCGCGCGATGACGTGCGCCAGCGCCTGATAGTCGGCCTTTCTCATCGCGCGCACTCAGACTGTGACGGAGTCGCTTGCCCCGCGCCGTTGTTCAGGTGCCACGGACCGCGCCGCGATTCGGTCGAGTTCATCGCGCCGGCCGGCATCACGTCCGGTGCGTCGAGCGGGCCGCCCGCGCTGATCTCGAGCCACGGGCCGCGTTCATGCAGTCCGTTGCGGATGGTCGCCAGGTCGCGCGAGCGCATGCCGGCCGTTCCAAGGTAAGTCATGAGGTCGTCCTATCGGGTTGCACAGTGCTGCGCCAGCGCGTGGCGCAGTCTCTGAAACCGTCAATCTTGCGTCAGTGCGTGCAGCGTGAACGTGAATGCCACCCACAGCAGCCACAGCAGCACGAACGGCAGTGCGACGACTGCGAGGGGGATAGCGAGCGCGCGGCGCATGGGGTCAACCCCTTTCCGCGCGCTGGCGCAGGTAGTAGCTCACTTTGCCCAGTCGTCCCATCGCGGGCGCGGCGAACAGCCAGTTATCGATATTCCCGTTGCCGCTGAAGTCCTCGCACAGGGAATACTCGTCCCATTGGTCCCACTGGTTGTTATCGTGCGCCAGCGTATCGGCGAGACATTCCAGAATCGTGCCGACTTGGTTGCAGTCCCACGTTTCCAGCGCGCCCCATGATTCGACATCGGGGGAATAGTAAGACATGAACCCACTGCGCGACGTGAAACGCTCTGCGGCTTTGTCGGCGAGCGCATCGGCAGGCAGTCGCGCCAGCGCGGCGCGTACGTCGACAATATCGACTTCGCAGAAAATGCGATCCGTCGTGAAATTATATTCACGTGGGCTAACCAGCTCGGCAAACTTCAGGGTTTTCAAACCCGCCAGCTCTGCGAACCCAGCCGCGTATTTGGCCGCGTATTCCGCGTGCACCACTGACCACTGGACCGCGTCAAACGCGCGATTGAGTAGCGCGGTATTCGCCTCGCCGAAGTCGTCAGAGAATGCCTGTTCTAGGCAGTTGTCCAATTCGCCATCATGGATGGAATTGTAGAAACCCTGAAACGGGATAGTCGTTTGCATGCTCAGTTACTCCGTTGGTGATTCATGCGCGCGAACAACACCGGGTGACGGCGCGCGATGGAAAGAATGGTGTAGGCGTGGCGCATGGGTTAGGCCAGCGTCAGGAAATAATGCGTTTTTCCGATGGTGCGACCGTACTCCGCTGCGGAGTCCTCTGCGCTGGACGCGTCCAGCAAATCGGCCTGTTCGCGCAATTCGGTCGCCACGGGATCGCGCTGCGAGTCGTCGTCCGATTCGTCATTGTCCAAATCATCCATATCCTCGCGCATTTGATCGGCGAGGTAACTGCGCGCATCGTCCGCGTCCAGAAACTGCGCCGGCTGGCTGTCCGGCATGTAACCCGGCATATTCCAGCCTGCGCAGTAAACGCGGATCTCGCTCAATTCGCTTTGCGCGATCTCGCGCCAGTCGACCTCAGACAGCGCGGCGCGCAGCATGTCGGCGTAGAGCGAGGCGCTCATTTCCGGCGCGTTTTCGTCGACGTACTCGCTCAGCGCATCGGCAAGCGTGGAAACCGCGTCATCGTTGGAATTTTCCCGGTCGATTGCATCCTGCAGGTGCTCGCGCGCCATTTCCGAAACCATGCCCGCGACGGACGCGTCATTTCCGGTAAGCCACAGACTGGCGCACCACGTTTCGTAATTGGACCAACCGTTATAAGACTTGTCGTTTGCCATGATTTCAAACTCCCGGGAAGATAGATGCGGGCTTACCTGCAGCGCGCTGGATGGCGTGATATGCAATTGCTTGCACGCGATATTTAAAGAATCGGGTTTTGCCAAACGGCACGAGGACAACGCAGGTTGCGCGTTTCTCTTGCATTTGGATTGCGAGGGATTTCATCGTTGCCATGGTGATATTTAACGAATTAGTCGGCGCAGTGAACGCTATACGTCGCGTCCGAATGCGTGACGAGGTGAACCACGCGCTGGGCGCGCAGCAGAGAGGCATAACACTGGAACGCCTCTACCTGATCCGTGAATGTGAGGATCACTGGAAACCCCGATGCAGCACGACCGCGTCAGCAGCGCAGTAATTGAGCCAATCGAATGCGTCCGACTTGGTCCACGTATAGATCTCCGTGCCGTAGGAGTCGATCACGCAATACGGTGCGAACGATTCACGGATCAGTTTCTGCAATCTGCGGGTCATGTTGCCTGCCTTGGTCGGTTCGTTGCGATGAATGGAATGTACGTTGCAACGAACTAGATTGAACTAGGGCAAACCCTAGGTCGTGCTGTCTGCACCGCATGCAGCGCGCGCCACAGATAGAGCGCGCCAGCTCGCACGCCACTAGACACCAGATCGCACGCGCGCCAGGTCGTGCAGCCTGCGCGCCAGGTGCGCGCCGTGCGGCAAATTGCCGGATTTGCCGCAATTTGCCGTGCGGAATTGCGACCGACGCGATAGGAGCAGCGTGGCTGCGTCGCAGTCGTTTGGCTACGTACCTAGCCTAATCACGCGAAACGCGGCAAACGCACGATACGACGCCTCTGCAGGCACACAGACCCCGGGGCGCACCGAATCCTCACGGCTTTTGACCCGGATTTCGCGCTTGTCCGCTGTTGCACACCAAAAATCGATCAAACTGAAAAAGCGTTGTTTCCGCGCTGAATTGACATCTAATTCGTTAAATGTCAGTATTTACCCCAATTTACGGAGCGAAAAAGTCATGATGAACGGCGGAGCCCGCCCAGGGTCGGGGCGGAAGAAGAAACTGGTGGAGACGACGGAGCCGCCGCGCAAACGCGGCCGTCCGAGCAACGCAGAGCGCGCCGCGCGCGCTGCCGCGCTGGGCCAGTCGCTGCCCGGCGGCCAACAACCCGTGGGTGACGCGATCCTGCCGAAGTCGGCGCCGGCCGGCGAGCAGATCTTGCCCAAGCAGGCGCCCGCGGCCTACACGCCCGAGATGCCGGCCGACATCGGGCCCAAGGACTACTTCTTGACCTTGATGCGCGACCCCCGCGTGTCGGCCGAGCGCCGCGACCGCGCCGCGCAGGTCGCCATCGGCTACGTGGATGTCAAGCCCGGCGAGGCCGCCAAGAAAGTCGGCGTCAAGGAGCAGAGGCTGCTCGACGCGGCGGATGCGGTGAAGCCAGGCAACAAGTACGCACCCGGCCGCGCCCCGCTCTCCGTGGTCGGCAAGACATGAGCCGCCTCACATGCCTCAAGCCGCGCGTCGGTGCGGCGCCGCCGTCGCGCCTCGCCGCGGCCGGCGGCGCCCACGGGCACGAGCGCACGGTCACGGGCCACAAGTGGCGCCAGATCAAGCACCGCATCATGACGCGCGACTGCGGCATGTGCGTGCTCTGCACGGCCGCGGGCCGCTTCGTGCTGGCCACGGACTGCGATCACAGGACCCCGGTGTGGGAGGGTGGCACTGACGCGGACCACAACCTGCAGAGCCTGTGCAAACCGTGCCACAGGGCCAAGACGGCGATCGAGGCGGCGCGGCGCGCGGCCGGCGGCGCATGACGCCGCCGATCTGGACGACCTCGCTCCTCGACTGGAAAGAGCGCGTCGTCGAGCAGCGGTCGCTGATCTCGTTCCCCCCGCTGTTCCCTTCCGAAGCGCAGGCCGCCCTGGACATCTTCACCGGCCTGCGCGCGGTCGACGTAGGTGGCGCGCCGACGCTCGGCGCCATCGCACGCCAGTGGACGCTGGACTTCGTGAGCGCCATTTTCGGCAGCTACGACGCCGACGCCGGCCGCCGGCTCATCACCGAGTACCTCCTGCTGATCTCTAAGAAGAACGGCAAGTCCAGCTACGCGGCCGGCATCATGCTCACCGCGCTGATCCTCAACTGGCGTGACGAGGCCGAGTACCTGATCCTGTCGCCCACGGTCGAGATCGCCAACAACTCGTTCGGGCCGGCCGCGGCCATGGTGCGCGCGGACGCGGAGCTGATGAAGACGTACAAGGTGCAGGACAACATCCGCACCATCACCAACATCCACACGGGCGCCACGCTCAAGGTGATCGCGGCCGAGAACGACACGGTGGGCGGCAAGAAGGCCACGGGCGTCCTCGTGGACGAGCTGTGGCTGTTCGGCAAGCGCGCGGACGCCGAGAACATGCTGCGCGAGGCGACCGGCGGCCTGGCCAGCCGCCCCGAGGGATTCGTCATCTACCTGACCACGCAGTCCGACGCGCCGCCGGCCGGCGTGTTCAAGCAGAAGCTGGACTACGCGCGCCAGGTGCGCGACGGCGAGATCGTGGACCCGCAGATGCTGCCGATCCTCTACGAGTTCCCGCCCGAGATGATCCAAGCCAAGCAGGAGCGGCTGGTCGAGAACTTCTATGTGACGAACCCGAATCTCGGTGCAAGCGTCGACAACGCCTACCTCGTGCGCGAGCTCGGCAAGGCCATCGCGGCCGGTGAGCACTCGCTGCGCGGGTTCCTGGCCAAGCACCTGAACGTCGAGATCGGCATGAACCTGCGCGCCGATCGATGGCCGGGCGCCGAGTTCTGGCTTGCCGCCATCGATCCCACGCTCGTCTCGCTCGAGGAGATCCTGCGCCGGTCGGAGGTGGTCACGATCGGCATCGACGGCGGCGGCCTGGACGACTTGCTGGGCCTGGCGGTGCTCGGGCGCGACGGCGCGACCGGCGAGTGGCTGCTGTGGACGCACGCATGGGCCCACCCCATCGTGCTGGAGCGCCAGCAGGCCGAGGCGGCCCGCCTGCAGCAGTTCGCGGAGGACGGCGACCTGACCCTCGTGGAGCGCATCGGCCAGGACGTGGAGCAGGTCGTGGAGATCGTGGAGCAGTGCGAGGCCAAGGGCGTGCTGGACAAGATCGGCGTCGACCCGGCCGGCATCTCCGCCATCGTGGAGGCCCTCGAGGAGGTCGGCATCCCGATCGAGCGCATCGTCGGCATCTCGCAGGGCTGGAAGCTGACCGGCGCCATCAAGACGACCGAGCGGCACGTCGCCGAGGGCAAGCTCCGCCACGGCGGCCAGCCGCTGATGACGTGGTGCACGGGCAATGCGAAGGTCGAGCCCCGCGGCAACGCAGTCGTGGTCACCAAGCAGGCCAGCGGCACCGCCAAGATCGACCCGCTGTGCGCCACGTTCAACGCGGTGAGCCTCATGAGCCTCGCGCCGGCCTCCATGAACATCGGCGACGACTACGAGTTGCTCGTCGTTTGACTTGTACGTTAAATATCACTAGAGTGCGACGGCAAGCAATAGGGGTTTTCCCTCAACCAAACGCCGCCGCACCCACATGGACTCCCGAGTTTTCAACGCTTCTGTCGCCGTCGGGCTCGCCCTGGTCTTCGGCGGCGTGGGCCTGCAGTTCTCGTGGCCGGTGGCCTCCATCGTCCTCGGCGTTGCGCTCATCGTCGGCACGTTCGCCGCGGCGCGCCTCACGCGCATTCGGAGCGACTGATGTTCCTGTTCAAGCCCAAAGCGTCGTCGGTGAGCCCGATGGACCGCTCCGTGTGGGGTGGTTTCTGGTTCTCTGACTCGCCCGGGGGCTCGCTCGCGACGCCCAACCAGGCCATGTCGCTGACGGCGGTCTACGCGTGCGTCAAGGTGCTCGCGGAGTCGTTCGCGTGCATGCCGTTCACGCTCTACAAGCCGAACGCGGCGGGCACTTCCCGCAAGAAGCAGGCCGACCACTGGGCCGTGCGCCTGTTCACGAAGCAGCCGAACAAGTTCCAGTCGGCGTTCGAGTGGCGCCTCATGCTGATGGGGCACCTCGCGCTGCGCGGCAATGCCTTCTGCCAGATCGCCGCCGACGGCCGCGGCCAGATCACCGAGCTGCTCCCGTTGCACCCCGACCGCATGTCGATCGACATGCTGGACAACGGCAACTATCGCTACAAGTACCGCACCGACAAGGGCGACACGATTTACTACACGCGCGGCGAAATCTGGCATCTGCGCGGCCTGTCCAACGACGGCATCCTCGGCATCTCGCCGATCGAAGCCTGTCGCACCGCCATCTCCGAGGGTCTGGAGATGCAGGCGTACTCGAACCGCTTCTACCAGAACGACGCCAAGCCTGGCGGCGGCTGGATCGAAGTGCCGGGGTCGTTCAACGGCACGCAGGGCAAGCAGGACTTCCGCGAGTCGTGGCAGAAGATGCAGGGCGGCGTCAACCGCGGCAAGGTGGCCGTGCTCGAGAAGGGCATGAAGTTCCACGAGCTGTCGGTGAGCAACGCCGACTCGCAGTTCGTGGAAGCCCGCGCCGCGAAGATCAGCGACATCGCGCGCATCTTCCGCGTGCCGCCGCACAAGATCGGCGACCTCTCGCGCTCCACGAACAACAACATCGAGCACCAGTCGATGGAGTTCTGGACCGACACGATGTTGCCGTGGGCTGAGTGCTGGGAGTCCAGCATCGAGTTCCAGCTGCTCGGCGTGGACACTCGCCTCGAGGTCGAGTTCGACATGAAGCGGATGATGCGCGGCGATTCCGCAGCGCGCTCCGCCTACTACATGAACGGCATTCAGTGGGGCTGGCTGACCCGCAACGAGGCTCGCGAGATGGAGGGCCTCGACAAGCTGGGCGCCGACCTCGACGACCCGCTCGTGCCCATGAACATGATCCCCGCCGACGATGTTGGCGAGGACGCTGAGCCTGCCGGCGACGCAGCGGAACCGGAGCCGGATGATCCCGCGGCCGCCCCTGCGTCGCCGGGCAAGGCACCCGGGAAGCCGGCCAAACCGGCGTCCAAGCCCAAGCCGGCCAAGGGCGCGGTCGTGATGGAACGCGCGATGGAAGCTGAGGCCGCCGCGTTGCGCGCCGCCGCAGCCCTGCAGGCGGAGGACACGCTCCAGCGCATGGTCGCCCTCATCACCGGCAACGCGCAGCGCATGGCGCGCCGCGTTGCCGCCGGCAAGCCGCCGAGCGCCGATCTGCTGGCCGACGCCCTCGCCATCGACGAGGCCGCCGCTGCAGCCTGGCTGGCGGGGAACACCACCGTGGACGAGGCGCTGGTGCTGACCTCGCTGCTGCACTTGGCGGAGGCCATCGAATGACCAACATCGTCGCCCACACAGAGCCGTCGGGCTCGAACCCCGCATACCTGTCCGTCAACGAGCGCGACGGGGGCGTGGAGGTCATCGTGCGCACGCGCGGCGCGCAGTGCGGCTCGGCCATCCAACTGACGCAGGACGCGTGGTTTCGGCTCGTCGTCCAGGCCGCCGCGAAGGTGGGCCTCATCCCGCCGCAAGGAGAACTGACATGAGCCACACCACCACCCCCCATGCCGTCTACGAGGCGCTCAAGAAGGTCATCGACCTGCCCACGGGTGGCGTCGTGTCCATGACGCTGCGCCTGGAAGTCGACAAGGCACCCGTCGTGGCCATCGAGCGCCACGTGTTCCTCGCCGAGGCAGACGTGACAAGCCTCGATTCGACCGCCCGCGAGTACGCGCGTGACGCCCACACCACCAAGACCACCCGCTACCACCTCGTGGAGATTTCCGAATGAGCAAGCATTTCCTGGCCTCGTGCCTCGCCACCCCGTGGGCGATGGATCCCAAGTACATCAAGTCGTTCGGCGACGTGCTCGTGCGTGCCTACATGGTCAAGGACGGCAAGACCGTTGCCATGGAAGACGACGAGCTGGACTCGCGCGGCCCGCTGCGCGCCGGCCCGCGCCAGCCGCCCAAGGTCGGCGGCGGCTCGATCCAAGTCATCTCGGTCAAGGGTGCCATCGCCCCCTACGCGTCGGACATCGGCATGTGCGACGGCGGCACCTCTTGCCAGGACATCTCGCAGCAGCTCAAGGCCGCCAACGCCGACGACAGCGTGGGCCAGATCCTGCTTTTCATCGACTCTCCGGGTGGGAACGTCCACGGCGTGATGGAGCTCGCCGACGAGATCCGAGCGTCGGGCAAGCCGGTCGTCGCCTACGCCGGCTACACCGCGGCGAGCGCGGCCTACTGGCTCGGCACCGCGGCGAGCGAGTTCTACGTCGCGCCGTCCGGCCAGGTCGGCTCGATCGGCGTCTACATGATCCACCAGGACGTGAGCAAGGCCATGGAGGCCGAGGGCGTCGTCACGAAGTTCATCAGCGCGGGCAAGTTCAAGACGGAGGGCAACCCGTTCGAGCCGCTGTCCGAGGAGGCCGAGGCCAACCTGCAGCAAAGCGTGGACAGCTTCTACACCACGTTCGTCAAGGCGGTCGCGCAGGGCCGCAACGTCTCGGTCGACGACGTGCGCAACGGCATGGGTCAAGGCCGCGTGCTGGACGCGCCGGCCGCGCTCAAGGCCGGCATGGTCGATGGCGTCGCGACGTTCGACCAGGTCGTGGCCGGCATGCAGAAGAAGGGCAAGAAGGCCACCGCGGCCCGCTCTCGCGCCGAGATCGACATCGCAGAATTGACTTGACACATAAAACGAACTAGAGTCGGCCTGCAATAGCAATAGGGGTAAACCCTACTGCAAAGGTTTTTGGGCTGCGCACGGCCCGGTCCCCGAGGGAGCCCTACGGCTCCCTTGAGGCTGACCCCAAAGGGTCGCAGTGCATCCTTCGTTAAACCTCACAGGAGTTACACAGCTATGTCCGCACAAATCCGCGCACTCCAAGCGCAAAAGGCAGCCGCCATCGACAAGATGAAGGCTCTCGCCGCGACCCTCGTGGGCGCCAAGACCGACTACACGCCGGAAGAAGAGGCGCAGTACGCCGCGGCCAAGGCCGAGGCCGCCGCCGCGTCTCGCAACATCGATCGTCAAACCGAACTGGAGGCGATGGAAGCCGGCCTGGTTCGTCCGAGCCCGATGAACGGCGCTGGCGCCACCAACGCGCCCAACGCCGCCGTCACGATCCCGGCCAACGCCAACATCACGGTCACCGAGAACGTGCTGGCCGACCCCCGCCGCGGTTTCAAGACCAAGGGCGACTTCTTTCAGTCCGTCCGCAGCGCCCACAGTGGTGGCCGCGTCGACCCGCGCCTGGCTTTCCAGGCGTCCGCCCCCGGCACCACGATGAACGAGTCGAGCGGTGCGGACGGCGGCTTCGCCATCCCCCCGGAGTTCTCGTCGGAAATCTGGCGCATCTCGGTGCAGACCGAGGGCTCGCTGCTGCCGCTGACCGAGAACACCGAGGTCAGCTCGAACTCGATGGCCTTCCCCAAGGACGAAAAGGCCCCGTGGGATCCGACCGGTGCGCAAGCGTATTGGAAGGGTGAAGGCTCGGCCGCCGCCACCACGAAGCCGTCGCTCGGCATCGACCTGCTGCGCCTGAAGGAACTGATGGTCCTGATCCCGGTGACCAACGAGCTGCTGGAAGACGCCCCGGCGCTCGGCGGCTACCTGACCGGCCTGGCTGCCGACCGCATCCAGTGGAAGACCAACGAGGCCATCCTGTTCGGCCCCGGCGGCCAGCAGCCCCTGGGTTGCATGAACGCCAATGCGGGCGCGCTGATCATCCAGCCGAAGACGAACGCGCAGGCCACCGGCACGCTGACGCAGGCCAACATTTCCGGCATGCGCTCGCGCCTGAAGACCGGCGAGCTGAAGAACGCCGTGTGGGTCGGCAACCCCGACATCCTGGCGCAGCTCGAGGGCATGACGGTCGGCCAGATCCCGATCTTCCTGCCGCCGGGCACCGGCATCCACGCTGGTTTCGACGGCACGCTGAACGGCCGCCCGCTGATCCTGTCGGAGCACGCCAACACGATCGGTCAGCAGTCGGACATCTCGCTGCTGTCGCTCAAGGGCTACCGCACGATCACCAAGGCTGCCGGTGTCGAGACGGCCACGTCGATGCACCTGTACTTCGACGCGAACGCCACGGCCTTCCGCTTCATCTTCCGCATGGACGGCCAGCCGATCACGCAGGCCCCGATCCCGGCCCCCGCCGGCAAGGGTTCGCAGACCCGCTCGTACTTCGTCACGCTGGCGGCTCGCCCGTAATCGGCACGGGGCCTTCGGGCCCCGTCTCGACGCACATCTTCATCTTCTGGAGTCCTCATGAACTCGAATTTCAAGCTCTCCGAGGTCGTCGCAATCGCGGCCACCCTCGATCCGTCGTCGCAAGCCGTCGGCGCCGCAACCACCACGTGGGTGTCGGCCGCCGACTTCCAGCGTTTCGCCGCCGTTCTCGATGTCGGCTCGATCGGCGCCGCGGGCACCGTCGTCGTGGCGTTCTCGCAGGCCACGACCAACACCGGCACGGGCGCCAAGCCGGTCGTCAACGCCATCACGGGCGCAGCCGTGACGAGCACCGCCGTCAGCCTGAGCAACCAGCAGGTCACGCTCGACATGCTGAACGACTGGCTGGACTCGAACAACGGCTACGGCTACGTCGCCGTGACGGTCACCGTGGGCGTCAACGCCGTGCTCACGCAGGCCACGCTGTTCGGCCTCGTGGCGCGCTACGGCCCCGCCAGCGCCTTCAACCAGGCCGGCGTGGTTCAGGTCATCTAAGGATCGACCGTGGCCGCGTACTTCCGCACCGTGCAACCGACCAGCGAGCCCGTCTCGCTGGCGGATTGCAAGAGCGCCCTCAACATTGACACCGACCTGACGGCCGACGACGGCCTCATCACGCTGTTGATCCAGGGCGCGCGCGAGTACGCGGAATCCTACTGCAACCGCAGTTTCATCCAGCAGCAATGGCGGATGACGCTCGACTCCTTCGGCGATGAGGCATCGTCGGGAGTCGGGCCCTTCTTCAGTACCGTGTTGATCGAGAAGGCGCCGATCGTGTCGGTAGACAGCATCGTCTACATCGACATGACCGGCACCGCTCAGACCATCACGGCGCCCGGCACTCCCGGGCAGACGGCCACCGTGGTCGGCGAGCAGAAGTTCGCCATCGACCTCGACGGCAACGTGGGCCGGCTCGGCCCGGCGTTCGGCTACTTCTGGCCGATCACCATCCCGCAAATCGGGGCCGTCAAGATCAACTTCACGGCGGGCTTCGGCCCTGACGCGACCGACGTGCCCGCGGCGATCTGCAACTGGATCAAGATGCGCGTCGCCACGCTGTACCAGAACCGCGAAGAAGTCGCGGTGATGCCGCGCGGCAAGGTCGAAGCGCTCCCCTACGTGGATCGTCTGCTCGACCCGTGGGTGGTGAGCCTGGCATGACCTACTCCACCCCCCTCCAGGCCGGCTCGCTCAATCGCGTCGTCACGATCCAGCAGCGCAGCATGGCCGTCGACACGTTCGGGCAGCAGTCAGAGACGTGGACGACCCTCCTGACCGCCCGCGCGTCCGTCGAGCCCATGTCGGGCTCGGAGCTGGTCGCGGCCGGCGCGCAGCTCGATGAAACGATGATTACCGTCGTCGTCCGCTATCGGCCTAGCATCACAGCGGCGATGCGGCTCACGTACCAGGGCGCGGTCTACAACATCCTGAGCGTGGTGGACGACTACGCGCGGCATCGCAAGCTGACGCTGATGTGCCAGCAGGGTCTGACGCGAGGCTGATGTGTCAACCCTCCACGAAACGATCCAGGCGACGCTCGCGCCCACCGTGGCCGGTGGCGCGACGTACGGCATCAACTCGTTCGAGCTGAACGAGAACATCGCGTTCCCCTACATCGTGTGGATGAAGCCGAGCTCGCCCACGAACAACACGCTTGCCGGCGCCTCCGCGCTCCAGAACACCCGTGTCCAAGTGGACCTCTACAGCGACACGGTGCAGAACCTTGAAGCCGCCGCCGCCATCGTCATCGCGGCGATGGCGGCGGGGCCTTTCACGAGCACCCAGCTCACCACGCGCGACGCGTACGAGGACCAAGTCCGGGCCTTCAAGCGTTCCATCGACTTTTCTGTTTGGTCCACCAATCCATAAGGAGCCCTGCTCATGACTTCCTCCGCCATCTCCGCCCAGGGCTCGACCTTCGGCATCGCCTCGGCCACCGCGCCGGCCGCGTCCACCGCCTCGTCGGTCACGCCGACCACCTCGGCCGCGGGCACCACCACGCTCATCACGACCACGGCGCCCCACGGCCTCGCAGACGGCGCGAGCGTTGCGCTGTCGGCCTTCGCCGGCACGGGCGCCGCGACCCTCAACGGCAACACCTACGCCATCAGCCTCGTGAGCTCCACGTCTTTCACCATCCAGGTGAACACGTTCGGCCTGGTCTTCACCGCGGCCACCGGCTCCATCCAGGGCACCACGTACCTGACGGTCGCCAACTTCCGCACCTTCAACGGCCTGGACGGTCAGGCGTCGGAAATCGACGTGACCAACATGGCCTCGCTGGCCAAGGAGATCCGTCTCGGCCTGGTGGACTTCGGCCAGCTTCAGATCGAGGTCGACCACAACCTGCAGGATCCGGGCCAGGCGCGCGTGCAGCAGCAGTACGTGGCGGGTGCGCTCACGAACTTCATCCTCTCGCTGCCGAATGGCGACACCGCCTCGTTCCAGGGCTTCGTGCGCAAGTTCTCCATGCAGGGCGGCGTCGACCAGGTCGTGAAGCGCCAGCTCGACGTGCGGATCAGCGGCCCGGTCACGTGGTGCTAATTCGTTAAATGTCAGACAATGCGACGTGCTCTGAAAAGGGCCCGTCGCATTCTTCATTCATCACAGGAACAACCATGCTGCTCTCCCGCGCTGCCATCCTCACTGCCGACGACCTCAAAACCGTGGACGTTCCCGTCCCGGAGTGGGGTGGCGAAGTCCGCATCCGCTCGCTCACTGGCACGCAGCGCGAGGCATTCGGCCGGTCGCTGCTCGACGCCGCGGGCAAGCCCAGCGGCGAGGGATACAACCTCAAGCTCGTCGCGGTCAGCGTCGTGCAGGAGGACGGCTCGCTGGCGTTCACGCTCGATGACGTGCAGATCCTCGGCACCAAGAACGACAAGGCCCTGGAACGCGTGGTCGATGCGATCGAAACGCTCAATGCGATGAAGGCCGGCGCCATCGAGGCAGCCACGGGAAACTGATCGCGCGGCCGGAACGCAGGTTCATCCTGCGTTGGGCGCAGCAAACCGGACGCACCGCGCGGGAACTGCTTGCTTCTGTCACGTCGGAGGAAATCGTGGAAATGATGGCGTTCGACCGACTCGAGCCGATGGGGGCGCTGCCGCAGTTGCACGCCTTCGGCCAGGTCTGCGCCACCGTCGCCAACGTGCACCGGGGCAAGGACTCGCAGGCGCTCGGCCCGGAAGACTTCTTCCCTGCGCTCGCCCGCGAGTTCGGCAAGGCCAAGGCCAGCAACGAACCCATCCTGCTGGACGACGCGGAAGCTCAGTCCGCACTCATCAAGCGCACCATCTTCGGGGTTGGCTGATGGACACGCTGCGCATCGACGTGAGCGAGATGTCCAAGTTCACCAGCGAACTCCTGGGCCTGCCGGCGATTCTGCGCGAGCGGCTCGTGCGCGGCGCGGCCAACGCCGTCATGACCGAGCTGCGCGATCGAGCCATTGCGCTCGCGCCCGAGCTCGCCGGTCCCGAGAAGACCGGGCAGGCCCCCGCCGGCAACCTGAAGGCGTCGATCTACCGCATGCGGATCCCCGAGGCGTGCTTCGGCCCCTGGGAGGTGTGGAAGGTCGGCGTGCGCATGGGCTCGGGCAAGTGGGCCCACAAGCGCAACCAGGGCAAGGCCACCAACGCGACAGGCGCGTGGTACGCGGCATTCGAGGAGTACGGGCACTGGACGCGCACGCCGAGCGCGGTGCTCCTGCACCGCACCGGCCGCCGCGACGACGCGCGCAAGGCGTACCAGTCCACGCTGTCGGTGATGGCGCACTGGGTGCCGGGAACGCCGTTCATGCGGCCGGCGCTGGACTCGATGAAGGGGTCGTTCGGCCAATACATGCAGACCTACGTGGATCGCAACCTCGGCGAAGCCGTGCGTACCGCCCGTTATATGACCGTTCGTTGAGGCAATCATGGCAGAGTCAGTCGACATCAAATTCACCGCCGACACGTCCAGTGCCGACGGCAGCATCCAGGCCCTGGGCAAGACCTCGGAAGCCACCGCGCAGCGCATGGTGCGGGCCACCGAGCTGGACGCCGCCAGCCGCGCGCGCCAGGTGGCCGCAATCAACCGGCAGACGAAGGCCATCGAGGAGCAGAACAAGATCGCCATGCAGGCGGCCGGCGCACTGCCCAAGGCCGCCGCCGAGGCCGAGCGCGCGATGGACAGTGCGGCCAAGGCCACGAAGGCGTTCGGCTCGGCCAACGCGGCCACCACGCGCGAGCTGATGGTCATGTTCCACGAGGGTATCTCTGGCAACTTCAAGCGCATGGGCGGCTCGTTCGTGGTGCTCGCCGAGCACTCGAAGACGGCGGCGTCCGTGCTGAGCGCGCTCGCCGGCCCGATCGGCATTGCCATCGGAGCCGTGGCCGCCCTCGGCGCGGCCGTTGTGGCGCGCGAGATGGAGATGACCAAGCTGGCGCATGCCGTGACGCTGACCGGCAACGCCGCAGGTATGACCGTGGGCAGCTTCGACCGCATGTCCGAGTCGATCAGCAAGTCGGGGGCGACCAGCATCGGGAAGGCGCACGACGCGCTGATGGAGCTCGCGAGCAGCGGCACGGTCGGCGCGGCGAGCATCGAGAAGATGGGTCTGCTCGCCGTCAAGGTGGCCGAGCTGTCCGGCAAAAGCGTGGGCGAGGTGGCGCAGGAGATGTCGCGCGCCGGCAAGGACGTGGCGTCGTTCGCCAAGGAGCACGAGAACGCATGGGGCGCCGTCAGCGCCGCGCAGTACCAGGCGATCGTGGCCTCGCAGAAGATGGGCGATGTGCAGGGCGCGCTCGCGATCTACCTCGACGCGATGAACAAGCGGCTGCCGGCGACGACCACGTACCTGGGATCGCTCACGGCGATGTTCGGCAATGCCGCCGCCGCGGTGCAGCGGTTCCTTGATCCGGGCGACGGCCAGAAGCTGGACGACTTGGACGCCAAGATCAACGGCCTGTTCAAGCGCATCGCCGACGGCAAGGCAGCCATTGCGCGCGGCCAAGGCAACCCCGTGGCCATGGCCTACGAGGAGCCCGCGCTCAAGGCGCAGCTCAAGCAGCTGACGGCGATGCGCGACGCGCTGGCCGCGGCCGAGGGCGACAAAAACGCGAAGGCGATGGGCCAGTCCAAGGAGGAGCAGGCCCGCAAGGAGGCCACGGCGTCGGTCGATTTCATCAACCAGATGAAGGAGCGGGGCAAGGCTGCATCGACGCTGCGCGAAGATCTCGAGAAGCTCGCCGCCGCGCGCGACAAGGTGATCGGCAACGGCGGCACCGTCTCGGATGCCGACTACGGCGCCGCGGTCAAGGGCGTCGAGAAGCTGCACGGCGACCGCTCGGGCAACAAGGAGATCAGCGCCTACGACTCGACCCTCAAGCAGCTCACCGACGAGAAGACCAAGCTCGACGCGCTCACGCTGAGCTACACGACGAACACCCACGCTGTCACCGAGCGCGTCGCGGTGCTGCAGGCGCGCTTCGCTGATCCGGCCGACAAGCTGTACGGGCAGGGCAACACGAAGCAGGGCGCCACGCTCACGGCAGCCGCCACGGCGGACGACGCGGCCGACACCGCGAATAAGGCGGCCCTGCGGCTCAAGGATGTCACCGCGGAGGTCGCGGCCTACGTCGAGCTGTCCAAGGCGCGGGAAAAGAGCGCGCGGGATGCCTACATCGACCAGGCGCTCGAGGCTTCGCAGCTCTCGCTCAGCAAGCAGACGACGGCGGCCTTGAAGGAACAGGCCGCGATCAAGGCCGCCCAGGCCGGCGAGAACTACGACAACGCTCGGTACAGGTCCTACTCCACCGACGCGGCGAAGCGCAACGAGAGCGTCAAGGCTGAGGTGGACGCGATCAACCGCGAGAACGACGCGCTGCACGAGAGCACGCTGCAACGCCTCCAGGCCGCAGACGCCGCGAAGATCCAGAAGGCCGCGGAGGAGGAGCTGCTCAAGTATCCCGAGATGGAGACGGCAATCTGGATCCGCATGCAGGATGCCATCAAGGGAGCCACCGAGGCGCGCCGCGCGCAGTATGCAGACTCCCGCAGCGCGCAGACTGGCGCGGGCAACGCAGGCACGAAGTGGGCCGAGGACGCCAGCAATCAAGGCGCAATCGCGGCCAAGCTGACCACGAGCTCGCTGGACACCATCTCCAACGCCATCGACCGGCTGCGCGAGAAGGGCAAGATTTCCTTCAAAGACCTGTGGAAGACCATGGCCGACGAGTTCCTCTCGGCCGAGACGCGCATGCTGGTCGCCAAGATGGCGGGCCCCACGAGCGGCCTGTGGGGCGGCCTGCTGGGCCTGCTGGGCAGCGGCGGCAGCGGCGGCAGCGCGTCGCCCGAGGCCGACGCCGGCAGCGTCAACCTGTTCGCGTCCGCGATCTCCGGTGCGCGCGCGACCGGCGGCAACATCAACTCGGGCGGCACGTACCTCGTGGGTGAGCGCGGCCCGGAGCTGTTCCACGCTTCCGGCAGCGGCAGCATCACGCCGAACGACGCTCTCGGCGGCGGGGGCGGCGACACTTTTCATATCGGCCAAGGGCAAATTATCAACGTGGGGCAGGGCGTTTCGCGCGCTGAAGTCGCGCAGGCCCTTGCGGAATCGAACAGGCAGACGCTCACGCAAGTGCAGCGCCTGTCCAGCACCGGAAAACTGCGAGGCTAAATCATGGCTGACTACTCTTGGCCCAACTTCCCCATCTCGCGCTTCGTGATGCGCGTGCAGCCGCTCGGCAAGACGTTCTCGTCCCCGTACAGCAACCAGACCCAAGCCATCGACATGATGGGGGACTGCTGGGTGGCGGAGATGGATTTCACGCCGGGCCGCGGCGTCGTGGCGGGCAGCGCGATCGAGGCGTTCTTCGACCGGCTCAAGGGCGCGGCGAATCGCATCATCCTGTCCAACCTGCGCGTGACGAAGAACGCCGGGACGATGAGCGGCGCGCCCGTCCTCACGACCCTTGCGGCGCAGCTCACCAACACCCTGGCGATCACCACCACCGTCGGCGCCACCATCGCCGTGGGCGACATGCTCGGGTGCGGCGCGCAGCTGTTCCGCGCGCTGACCTCGGGGGTGGCAGACGGCAGCGGCCACATCAGCGTCGAGGTGGCGCCCCGCGTGCGCGCGGCCGGCGGCATCGCGGCCGGCACAGTCGTCACGGTCACGACGCCCACCGCGCCGTTCCTTCTGACGAGCGCGAACCCTGCGTTGACGTGGCTCCCTGGCGGCGAGTACACGGCGCCGTCCATCAGCCTGCGGGAGTCCTTCTAATGAAAACGCTTTCCACTGCCGGCCAAACGAACATCGCGGGCGGCATGGTGCCGATGGCGGTGCTCGTGAGCATGGCGTTCGCCACGCCGCTGAACCTGTGCACCTCGAACATCGCCCTCGTAGCCGGCGGCGTCACCTACTCGGGGGTCGCCGGCCTCGGCAAGATCAGCGCGGTGGAGACGACGGCCGCCGAGATCAAGCAGCTGCAGTTCGAGCTGTCCGGCGTGCCCACCTCCAACCTGGCGCTGGTGCTCTCGGGCACGGTGCAGGGTACCCCGGTGACGATCAGCCTGGCCCTCCTCGACCCGACGACCTACGCCGTCACAGACGTGGTGCCGATTTGGGCCGGCCAGCTCGACACGCTAACCGTGGACGACACGCCGAACAATTCGACCATCACGGTGACCGCAGAGCACGTAGGCATCGACCTGAACCGGCCGGCGCCGCTCTACTACGCCGACGCCGACCAGCAGGCGCTGCATCCGGGAGATCTGTTCTTCCAGTACACGAGCCAGCAGTTCGACCAGCAAATTGTCTGGCCAAGTGCAGCCTACTTTCGGAAATAAGCCGCTTAACTGTTTATTTGCTTCGTTGCCACGAAGTCGATAGGATCGGGAATTCTCTCTCCAAGGAACCCCCGAATGCCATCGACCCCGGAAGAAAAGAAAGCCAAAAGTCGAGCGTACTACCTCGCAAATCGCGAACAGATCGTGGCGCGGGCTTGCGCCTACCAGAAAGCCAACGCGGAGAGGGTGCGCGAGTACCAGCGCGAGTACCAGGCAGCCAACCCGGAAAAGCGCGAAGCGTGGCGGAAGAACGCGAAGCCCGAAACGAGGGCGAACAAAGCCCGCGCGACGCGCGCACGCTACGAACTCAAACGTGAAGAAATCCTTGCGCGAAACCGGGAAATGCACTACCGGAACCGCGAGGCCCGTCTCGCCCAAAAGCGCGCGTGGGCTGCCGCGCACCGGCATCTAGGCGCCCACTACGCCGCCAAGCGCCGCGCCATCATGTTCAGGGCCACGCCGCCGTGGGCCGACCTCGAGGCGATCGAACGGGAGTACCTGTCCGCCGCGTTGCGCACCGAACTGACCGGGCAGCCGCACGAGGTCGACCACACCGTTCCGCTGGATAGCCCGCTCGTCTGCGGCCTGCACGTTCCGGCGAACTTGAAGGTGGTGCCGCGCCTGACGAATCGCAGCAAAGGAAACCGTCACTGGCCCGACATGCCTTAGTTGCTTCGTTGCATGTCAGCAACGTACACTCGCACGCTATGCCGAAGCTCGCCGATTGGGAAGACCGCCTGACCCATCTCATCACCGAGGTGCGCAAGCTCACGTTCGAGTGGGGAAAGCTGGACTGCTGCATGTGGGCCTCGGCCTGCGTGGAGGCTCAGACCGGGGTGGATCTCGGCGCGGACGTGCGCGGCACCTACTCCGACGCGGCGGGCGCGGCCCGCATCGTGCGCCGCCTCGGCGGCCTGCGCGGCATCGGCGCCATGGTCGGGCCGGCCGCGCCGCCGCTGACGGCGCGCTTCGGCGACATCGGCCTCGTGCGCAGCAACCGCAAGCCGGTGCTCGCGCTCTGCGCCGGCCCGTCGTGGCTGGTCATCACCTCGCAGGGCCTGCTCAACGCTCCGCTCGATGCGGCGATCACTTGCTGGAGGACGGGTCATGCCTGATGGTGGAGTAACCGAGTTCCTCGTCGCGGAAGCGATCGAGGACGTGTATGCGATCGGCGCAGCCGTTGCGGCATACGCAACGGCGGTCGAAGTCGCGGCCATCGCGGCGTCGGCGTATATGTCGTACGAGTCGGGTGTCCGCGCCCGCAACGCCTACAACGCCTCGCTGCGCGACCGCTATGTCATGCAGCGCACCGCGTCGGGACAACGCGCGCTCGTGCTCGGCCGCACCCGCGTGTCGGGCCCCATCGCGTTCATGCAGTCGTACGGCAACAACCAGACGACCCTGGCCATCGTGGTCGTGCTGGCCGCGCACGAGTGCGACGCGATCGAGAAGGTGTATTTCAACGACACGCCGGTCATCATCGACGGCAACGGCAACGTGGTCGGCAACGTCAACACCGAGCACTTCTCGGTCAGCAACTCGACCACGCTGAGCGTGTTCCTCGCGCAGCAGGCCCGCGGCAACACGGTCACCGCCACCGCGCAGTATCCCGACGCGACCATCACGCTAACCGTGGGCACCAGCGGGGACGGCCTGCATTTCACGCTGAGCGGCGCGCGCGCGACCGGCGTGGCCGACGTGACCGTCACGTACCAGGTGAACTACTGCCAGTACACGCCCAACCAGCTTTGGGACCAGACATACAGCGTCACGGCGAGTGGCTCGACCGGAAGCTACACCTTCCCGATCCCGACCACCACGGCGGTCAACTACGTCACGCACGAAACGACCGGCGGGTACTCGGGCGGCCAGGTCAACGCGACCAGCATCGTGGTGGTGCACACCCTCAACGGCGTGCAGACCGCGCTGCCGTTCACCGCGGCGACGGGCTCCGACGGCTACGCTACGTCCGTGAGCTGGAGCGGCGCGACGACGGGCGGCAAGGTGCAGGTCACCTACCAGACGAACGTCATCTACAGCCGCGCGCGCGTGCGCCAGTACCTCGGCGCAGCGGGGCAGACGGCCGACGCGACGATGATCGCCAACCTGCCCGGCATGTGGACGACCAACCACATCGGCACGGGCATCTGCTACCTCATCTGCGAGTTCGACTACGACCCGGGCAGCTTCCCCTCGGGCGTGCCCAACGTCTCGGCCGTCGTGCGCGGCGCGAAGCTGTTCGACCCGCGCATCGCCGAGACGGTGTGGTCCGCCAACCCAGCCATCCTCGCGCGCGGCTACTGGACGCACCCGCTCGGCGCGAACCAGCCCGCCACGACGTGCGACGACACCGCGCTCATGGCGGCGGCCAACGTCTGCGACCCGTCGCAAAACTTCAACGTCGGCATCTTCACCTACGCCCAGCCGCTGTACCAGGCGGGGTATGTCGCAACGAAGGACATGAAGCCGCAGGACGTGCTGACCGACCTGTGCAACGCGATGGGCGGCCGGTGGGTCATCAACGGCAACATGCTGCGCGTCAAGGCGGGCGCGTACTCGGCACCCGTGGCCGCCATCGACGACTCGTGGCTGACCGGCGAGAGCAGCTCGAGCGTCACGCCCCTGCCGCCGCGGCAGAGCCTGTTCAACGCGGCCCAGGGCACGTTCTGCGACGAGACGAACGACTTCCGCGCGGTGCTCTACCCGAAGCAGACCGCCGCGGCGCTGGTCACGGCTGACGGCCGCGAGCTCGATCTCGATGTCACCTACAACGCGGTGACGAACTCGGGCCGGGCGCAGTACCTCGCCGCCTGCGCGATCCGCTATAACCGCGCCGGCATGTCCATCAAGCTCGCGTGCAACCTGCGCGCCTTCCCGCTCGAGGTGTTCGACGTGGTGACGGTGACGCTGCCGCGCTTCGGCTTCGTCGCGCAGACATTCGAGGTCACCGACACGTCGTTCACCCCCGAGGGCCTCGTGCTGCTCTCGCTGAAGTACATCAGCGCCAGCATTTGGGCGATGGACTCCAGCTACACGCTGCTGGCCTACGCACCCAAGACGACGCTGCCGTCCCCGTGGAACGTCGGCGTGCCCGTGCTCGGCACGCCGCTGACCGGCACCGCGCAGCTGCTCAAGCAAGCGGACGGCACCATCGTCAGCCGGATCTACGTCCCGATCACGGTGACCGATCAAAGTGTCATCAACGCCGGGTTCATCGACGTGTCGTACATCGACGCGGCCAGCACCACCGGCAACTGGAGCACGGTCACCCTCTCGGGCGACTCGCAGGCCGTGTTCCTCGCTCCGGTGCAGGACGGCCACACCTACACGCTGAAGGCGCGCGGGCGCAACACCGTGACTGCCAGCGCGTGGTCGCCCAACGTCTCCGTGGTGGTGCAGGGCCAGTCCGCGTTGCCCACCGCCGTCTCGGGCGTCGCATACCCGATCGTCAACGGCCAGGTCGTCTTCTCGTGGACGCCGAACACCGACGCCGACTACAAACAGACGGTCATCCAGGTCGGCCCGGTCGGCACGACGGGCAACACGTGGGGCGGCACGGGCATGGTGCAGCTTTTCGCGGGTGCCGCGAACACGTTTTCCTGGAGCACGACGGTCGCCGGCAACTACGAGTTCCAGATCCGGCACTACAACTTCTCGGGCGTGCCCACGGCCAGCTACACGGCTGTCGTCGCCGCGCCCAACGCGCTGGCTAACGGCGTCAACGCCTCGCTGACGCTCTCCACGATCGCGCTGCCGTCTGACGCGGCGGGCAACGTCACAAGCTTCGCCGCCGCGACCACGACGCTCAGCATCCTCATCAACGGCGTGGACGACACTGCTAACTGGGCCGTCACGCCGAGCACGTCGACCGGCCTGACCTCGGGCGGCTCGCAGCCCACGTACACCATCACCGCGCTGGCCCCAGCCAACGACACGGGCACGCTGACGCTCACGTGCACGAAGGCCGGATTCCCGACGGTCGCGAAGACCTTCACCGCCAGCAAGTCCAAGGCGGGCGCAGTCGGCGCAACTGGCAGCACGGGCGCCGCGGGCCCGACAGGCGCAGCAGGTGCCACGGGTTCGACCGGTGCGACCGGTGCGACCGGCGTGCAGTCCGCGCAGGCCACGGTCTACGCGTGGGCCATCACGATCCCGACAGGCCCCGCCGGCTCCGCAACCTATACCTGGCTCACTTCGTCATTCGGTTCGGCGCCGGGCGGCTGGACGGTCACGCCCGGCACCTCGCCGTCCCCGGGCTTCACCCTGTGGGCCGCGGCCGTCGCCATCACCGACTCGGCAGCCAACAGCACCACCGCGTTCAACTGGACGAGCGCCAGCATCACGGCGCGCGGCGCCGCAGGCGCGAATGGTGCAACAGGCGCGACGGGAGCAACAGGCCCTGGCGGTGCGGGCGCCTTCACCCTCGTGACCGGCGGCGTGATGTCGATCACGGGGGGCACGGCGACGAAGACGGGCGGCTCGGGCACCGCGTGGGATACCAACGCCCTGAGCACGCAGGCGTACGCGGGGGGCGCGGTCATGAGCATGACCGCCACGAGCGTCGCGACCCACGTCATGGGCGGCCTGAGTCCCACCAACACGGGGGGCGCCGGCTTCGCCGCTGTCACCTACGCGGCCTACTTTGCCGCGGGAACGGTGCAGGTCTATGAAGCCGGCACGCTGATCGCCAGCTTCGGCTCGTACGTCGTCGGTGACGTGCTCAGCGTGGTCTACGACAACACGCACGTGCGCTACACGAAGAACGGTGTCGTGTTCTACACCAGCGTGGCGTCGGGCAGCACGACGGCCGGGCAGACGTTCTACTTGAACTCCAGCTTCTTTGAGATCGGCTCGAGCGCGGCGTTCGCATTCTCGCCAGCAGGTGCAGCGGGCGCGACCGGCGCGCAGTCGGTCATCGCCTACACCGTGGTGGGATCGTCCAGCACGCCGGCCGGCTCGCCGAACCCCGATACCGTGAGCGGCAACAGCCTGCCCGCGGCGAACACCTGGGGCATGGGCGAGACGTGGAGCACCACCGTGCCGGGCTATGCGGCCGGGCAGACGGTCTACCAGACCAACGGCATCTACAGTCCGACGACGGGCAACACCGTGTGGGGGTTGCCGTACATCTCGGCGCTCAAGGTCGGCTCGCTCAGCGCGATCAGCGCGAACCTGGGCACGATCACGGCGGGCGACATCTTCGGGGCGGACATCCGAGGCGGCAACTTCACGGGGTGGTCGTGGCCGACGACGGGCGGCGGCTTCTATCTCGGGCCGCAGGGGCTGCTTCTCGGCAACGTCAACACGGGAGGCTACTGGGAGTTCAACGCAGACGGCTCAATGTCGTCCACCGCCATGTCGGTGACGACGGCGGGCGCGCTCACGATCAACGGCAACGCCACCTTCAGCGGCACGCTCACCGTGGGCACCGCCACCAAGGGCACAGTCAGCGCCAACCTGAATTCGACGACGACGATTACCGGCAGCGCGGGGTCGATCTATAGCGGGGCCATCACAGGCTTCACGTACACCGTCGGCGGCGGCGACCTGCTGCTCGTGTGCAACATCAACGCGTTCCTCAACATCGGCAGCAACGTTGCATACGACTTCATCCTGAACCTGTACGCGGATGGCGTCAGCCTGTTCAATTCCACGACCAACCCGGCGCCGATCATCGTGGGCACGCTCAGCAACGTGAAGATCGGCGGCTCGGCCTACAACTGGTCGGTGTCAAACAACTTCGACCTGACGTTGCTCATCCCGGGCGGCACGCTGTCCGCGGGGGCCCACACGTTCTCGGTGAGCGTCGAGGCGCTCTATTTCACCTCTAGCGGCGGCTCCACGAGCGTCACCGGCAACTCGCTGACCACCAGCGGCCAAATGAAAATTCGGGAGTTCATCGCATGAAGTACATCGTCTACGACCCGGCCAGCGGCGAGATCTTCGTCAGCGGCGAATGCAGCGTCCCGGACGCCCGCGGGATGGGCACGCTGATGGAAGACGTGGACGCGGCCAATGGCACGCACTACGTCCTGTCGGGTGCCTTGACCCCGTACACCGCGGCCCAGGCGGCAGCCAAGGCGGCGCGCCCCGCCTACGACTGCACGTGGGACAACACCGAGATGGCGTGGCAGGATGCCCGAACCTTGGCCGACGCGCAGGCGCAGCAGATCGACGCGCTGACCGCGGCGTACCAGACCGCTATCGCGCAGCCGGTGCCGTTCACCACGGCGGCGGGAGTAGCCAAGACGTACCAGGCCGACGCCGGGAGCATCGCCAACCTCACGAGCGCCATGCTCGGCTTCCAGGCCGCGCAGGCAACGTCGCCGGGCTTCTACTGGCTGAGCGCGGACAACACGCAGGTGCCGTTCACCTATGCCGACGTGGGAGGACTGGCCGCCGCGTTCATCGCGCAGGGTGCGCCGGCTTTCGCCAAGCTGCAGACCCTCAAGAACGCAGTGCGCGCCGCGACGACCACGGCGGCAGTGCGCGCCGTCAGTTGGTGAAGTTGCTTCGTTGCAACGAACAGAATAGACTGCGCTAAATTAATCGAGGTTGACACATGAGCACCACCGAACTGCTGGCTTTCGGGTCCGAACTCGGGGGCCGCATCTACGTCCTGGGGGATTCCGCCACCGGGCTGGCCACGGGCATCCAGACCCCCGCGGGCATCACCACGTTCGGCGGTGGCGGAGGTTCGCCGGTCGTCGGCACCTTCGCGAACACCGCGCTGCTGCAGGCGGCTTTCCCGGCCGCGGCGAGCGCAGGCCATCACGCGCTGATCGGCACCGCGGTGCCCTACGCGGTCTACGTGAGCGACGGCGCGAGCTGGGACGTGGACGTGGTCACCGTCGGCATCTTCGCGAACACCGCGCTGCTGCAGGCGGCGTATCCCGCGGCGGCCTACCCGGGCGCCCAGGCGCTGGTCGGTTCGGGCACCCCGTACACGGCCTACGCCAGCAACGGCGCCTCGTGGACGACGAGCACCGGCCCCGCAGGCCCAACTGGCCCCGCAGGCCCCACGGGCGCGACCGGCCCGCAAGGCGTCGCAGGCCCAACTGGCCCCGCAGGGCCCACGGGCGCGACCGGCCCGCAAGGCGTCGCAGGCCCCACGGGTGCCACAGGCGCGCAGGGTGTCGCAGGGCCCACGGGTGCCACAGGCGCGACTGGCGCCACGGGTGCCACCGGCCCGACTGGCGCCACGGGTGCCACCGGCCCGGCCGGCGCCCCGGCCCTCGGCCCCGTCACCGCAGCGAACCTGAACAGCACCTATCCGCCGTCGACCAACGCCGGCCAGCGCGCGCTCGTCGGCTCCGCAGCCCCCTACGCCGTCTACTCCTGCGATGGCGCCGAGTGGACGATCAGCGGGTTGCCGATCGGCATCAGCGGCCCGACGACGCTCTCCAACTCCCTGGACGGCCAGCCGCTCATCTGCACCGGCACGCCCGTACTCACGATCAACACCGGGCTCAAGATCGGCTTCGGCATGCCGATCAGCGGCGCGTTCACGACGGCCGGATCCGCCTCGATCGTTGACGAGCGCGCCACCACGGGTACTGCCCGCTGCTCCCTGGTGCAGGTCGACCCGACCGGTGCGGGCCTCTCCTACGAACTGTGGGGGACGAAGTAATGGGCGCGAACAAGTATGTGCTGGCTGCGTGCTTGGCGGCCATGGGCGCCGCGACGCCGACCTGGCCGTCCCCGCTCGTCGCCCCGACCATCGCACTGGTCGGGGACTCGATCACCGCGTATGGGAATGTGCAGACCGCAGTCGCCAGCGGCACGACGATCACGTCGGATGGCGCGGGAAACCTCACCGCGACGGTCTCCAACCAGGCGTACGGCAACCCCGAGGTCTACCTCAACAACCTCAACAACTCGGCCTACGAACTGGCCGGCCGGAACACCTACAACGCCTCCAGCATCAGCATCGCGGAGGCGGGATTGGCGGCGGGCACGACGACGGCCGGCACGTTCGGCGCGATGACGCTGTGGGACCGCTTCACGGGGCGCGGCATCTTCTTGAACCTGAAGTCGCTGTTCCAAGGCGGCATCGAGTTCGGCGGCAACTACGGTCACGGTGGGCAGCTCGCGAGCGCGATGTCGGCGCAGTTGGCTTATGCGCTGTCCCGCAGCCCGAGCATGGTGATCCTGATGACGGGCACCAACGACATCCACAACGGTGGCGTGTCCGCGGCGACAGTCTGGAGCAGCATCAACGCGCTGATCCAGCAATGCATCACGGCGGGCGTACCGGTGGTCGTCTGCGCGGTAACGCCGGTCGGCACAGCGTTCACGGGGTCCGCCTACGCCACCGTGAACGGCACGGGCGCCAATGGCATTCAGACGCTGAACGCCCTCATCAAGGCTGGATGTGCCTCGACGCCGACGAAGACGGTGTACGCGGACACGTTCACGCCGATGTATGACCCGGTTAACCTGTGTGCCTACCCGCACTACGTGATCTCGGACGGCCTGCACCCGACGGCGGCGGGCGCGATCATCATGGCGACCGCGGTGCAGACGGCGATGTCCGCGTGGGTGACGGCCCCCGTGCTGCTGCCTACCAGCGCCACCGACACCGGCAGCGTCAACGGCCACGCCAAGTTCCTCCTCAAGGGACCGTGGGTCACGACCAACGGGGGCATCTTCGCCACCGGAGTCACCGCATCGACGGGCGCAGGCTCCGTCGGGCAATTGAACTACCTGCCGCCCTCGAGCGGCGGCCTCGCCTCGAGCGGCGGCCTGCCCCCTGGATGGGAAGGACTGCGAGGTGTCGGCAGTCCGACCGCAACCTGCTCCATCTTCGACCCCAATGACGGCAAGGGCTGCAAGGTTCAGTTGATCGTTCAGCCCGCCGCTGCGAACGACTCCGTGAGCGTGGCGCCGATCTGGAACGGCACCTTGACTTCCCTCGGACTCGTCCAAGGGGACGAAATTTGCTTCGCGGCCGAGGTTGACTGGTCGAACGCCAACAACTCCGGGCTCGGTGCGGTGAGCCTGACGCTGCAGAGCAACAGCTCAGGCGCGTACGGCCAGGCTACGGCGGGAGAGACGACCGAGGCGACCGGGGTGCTCCCTGACTCGATGACGGGTCGAATCCTCGTGACGGGTTGGCTGAAGATCAACAATGCCAGCCTCACGCAGCTGCAGGTCTTTGTGAATGGCGCGTTCTCCTCTGCAGGGGCCAGCCCAGGGGTCATCAACGCCCGGCGTTTCACGATCTTCAAGCGCTAGTCGGCTTGACTTCGTTAAAACGAAGCAGATAGACTCTGCACCATTCCCTAGGAGCCCCTGTGCCGCCCAACAATCACCGTGACGACGAGGCGAGCCCCTCGGGCTGGCACCTCGACAAGAAGGTGCCCATCGGGATGATCTTCGCCATCATCATCCAGTGCGTCGCGTTCACGATGTACATGGGCCGGCAGGACACGCGGCTCACCGTGCTGGAGCAGTCCCGCGTCGACGGCCGCGCGGCGCAGGCCGAGCGCGACCAGCGCCAGGACGACCAGAACAAGGCAGCCCTTGATCTCCTGCGCCAGCAGTTGCAGAACATGGACGCCAAGCTGGATCGAATCATCGAGCGGGGCGGCCGATGATCTCCGCAGCCAACCTCGTCGCCCTCGGCCTCACCGAAGCCCGCGCCTCCACGTGGGCGCCGCTGCTCGACGCCGCAGCCGCCAAGTTCCAGATCAACACGTCGGCCCGCGCCGCCGCCTTCACCGCTCAGTGCCGCGTGGAGTCCAACGACTTCGCCAATCTGACCGAGAGCATGTATTACGACGACCCGGCCCGCATCCTGGCGATCTTCCCGCGCGAGGTGGCCACGCTTGCCGACGCGAAGCTGCTCGTGCAGAACCCGGAGGGGCTCGCGCAAGCCGTCTACTCCAACCGCATGGGCAACGGCAACGCCTCGTCTGGCGACGGCTGGCGCTTCATCGGCCGCGGCATCGCGCAGCTCACGGGCCGCGCTGACTACATGACGGCGGCCGTCGCGCTGCTGCGCCCCTACGCCGCGCAGCCCGAGCTCGTGGCGCAGCCGCCGGACGCCGCGCTCACCGCCGCGTGGTTCTTCCAGTCGCGCGGCTGCAACGCGCTCGCCGACAAGCACGACTGGGACGGCATCACGCTGGCGTTCAACGGCAAGGCGATGCTGCAAGCGCAACGCCGCGCCGCGCTGAGCGACGCCGGCCTGAATCTCAACTGGAGCACCCCCGCATGACCCGATCCAAATTCTTCGTCCTCGTCGCGCTCGGCATCGTCGGCTACATCGGGTGGGCCGTCATGGTCTACCTCGACCCGTCGCAGCGCGGCGATTTCCTCAAGCTGCACATCACCGTGGTCGGGGGCGTGGTCGCCTTGGCGCTGCGCGAGATGCCTGCAGCCGCTGCGCCGCCGCCGCCCGCGCCGCCCCTCGTTCCGGCCACGCCTGCCAAGCCGCAGCCGTCCGTGACTGTCCCGTTCGACCCAACCCTCACCCCCTAAAGGAGATCCCATGACCCGTTCCATCTTCCGCTTCGCGCTCGTCGCGATCCTCGCCATCCCCGCCGCGGCCTGTACCACCGTGGCGCCTGACGCTGGCGGCGTCCAGGCCATCACGCAGGCGTGCCTCGTGGACGCCACCGTGCGCCCGCAGCTCGACGTGCTGCTGGCCGTGCCCGGCCTCGCCACGCCGGCCGAGCGCGTGACGGTCGCCGACGCGCGCCTCGTGATCGACCCCGTGTGCGCCAATCCGAGCGGCACCTTCGCGGCCAACACCGCCACCGCGTTCGCCGGGGCCACGGGTCAGATCGCCGCGCTCGTGGAGCAACTGGCCGCGCGCAAGACCAAGGTGCCCGTGCCTGCGCCGGTCGCCAGTGCCGTCAAGGTCAGCGTCGCGCGCATTCCGTACATCGTGAGCGTCTGATGACCCCGGCCGACTACGCCAGGTTGGCCGCGCGTGCCTACAGCACACCGCCCACCATCGGCAGCGAGGACACCGCCGCGCGCGCCGTTGACTTCGGTCAGGGCGTGATCGGCTTCCCGGGCACCAACAACCTCGCGTGCTGGCTCGCGGATCTGGACGCAGGCACGACCTACGTTCCGGGCCTCGGCAAGCTGCACTCCGGGTTCTGGTGCGCCTTCGACATGATCTCCGCACCGCTCATGCTGCGCACCGACGTGGTGGTCACGCTGGGCCACAGCGAGGGCGCCGCGCTGGCCATCCTGTACGCCGCCGCGCTGTGTCAGGCCGGCAAGCCGCCCAAGGCGGTCTACGCGTTCGAGCCGCCGCGCACGAGCTGCGATGGCACGCTGGCCGCCCTGTTCGCCGCACACGGCGTCACGCTCTACCTCACGCAGAACGGCGAGGACATCGTGCCGATGGTGCCGCGCCTGCTCGATGCTTGGCAGCACCCGGCGCCGCTGCACCGCATCGGGCACGCCACGCTGCCGTGCCCCAACGTCGAGGACCACATGATCGACCGCGTGGTCGCCGCGCTGGTCGCTGCATGACCACGATTCGGGCAACCGACGGCGGCGCGCAGGAGGCGATTCTCCGCGCGCTGCAGATCGCCACGTTGCCCGGGGACACGCCGATGTCCACGCGGGGCGGCTGGTGGTGGCTCGCCCACGACGGCTGCAAGCCCGTGGCGTTCGCCGGCCTGACGCGCAGCTCGAAATGGGCTGACGCCGCGTACCTGTGCCGCGCAGGCGTGGTCGCCTCGCACCGCGGCAAGGGCCTGCAGCGCCGGCTCATCACGGTGCGCGAGCGCAAGGCCCGCGCGCTCGGCATGCGCTGGCTCATCACCGACACCTTCGACAACCCGGCCAGCGGGAACAGCTTGATCCGCGCTGGCTTCCGTCTGTTCTCCCCCTCCAAGCCCTGGGCCGCGTCCGGGGCCCTGTACTGGCGAAAGCGCATCACATGA